ATGATCCTAAATGCACTTCGTGCTCTTTTTAGATGTGAAATGATCGTAATTGCACTTCGTGCTTTTTTTAATTGTGAAAGGATCCTAAATGCACTTTGTGCTCTTTTTAGCTGTGCGTACTTTTTTCAAATGTGTAAAGATCTTAAATGTGCTATCGCACTTGTTCAAGAAGTGTAAAGTTCTTAATTGTGCTGTCGCACTTTTTTTAAAGTAAAAAAGATCTTAATTGTGCTATCGCACTTTTTATAAATGTGCAAAGATCTTAATGTGCTGTCGCACTTTTTTTAAAGGTGCATATTTTAATAGTATCAATACTATTAGAAGGTGAAATGGATGTGCGGAATTGCTGGATTAGTAAATTTTAAAAAGAATATAGTACAAGATAAAGATATATTAAATAATATGATAAAGACTTTGGAGAAGAGGGGACCTGATGCAAAAGGATATTATATATCTCCAAATGTTTTATTAGGCCATAGAAGGCTTATAGTTGTAGATCCAGAAGGTGGATTGCAACCTATGACTAAAATATTTGAGGGTAAGAAATACACATTGGTTTATAATGGTGAGCTATATAATACTGAGGATTTAAGAAAAGAATTAAAGGCTAAAGGATTTACTTTTGATTCTTATTCAGATACTGAAGTATTGCTTACATCGTATATTTGTTGGGGGAAGGACTGTGTAAATAAGCTTATAGGTATATTTGCATTTGGAGTTTTTGATGAAGATAAAAGAGAAGTTTTTTTAGCTAGAGATCAAATGGGGGTTAAGCCATTATTCTATACTGTTCATGATAATACCCTTGTTTTTGGTTCTGAGATAAAAACTCTTTTAGCAGATCCAAGAGTTAAAAGAGAAATTGATATGGAAGGATTAACTGAAATATTTGGGCTTGGACCTGCGACAATACCAGGAAGCGGAGTATTTAAGAATATAAAAGAAATTGCACCAGCCAACTGTTTATTAGTTTCATGTGATGGAAACATTAAAAAGTGGGAATATTGGACAGTTGAAGCAAAAGAATTTCATGAAACAGCAGAAGAAGCAATAGTTCATGCGAGAGAATTATTAATAGATGCAGTAAAGAGACAATTAGTTGGAGATGTACCTGTTTGTACATTCCTATCAGGGGGATTAGACTCCTCAATTATATCAGCAATAGCTGCTGAGGAATTTAGAAAACAGGGAAAGAAGCTTACTACTTATGCGATTAATTATGAAGACAATGAAAAGTATTTTAAAGCGTCATTATTTCAACCGACATCAGATGAATACTGGTCAGAAGAAATGGCAAAGTTTATAAATAGTGATCATAGAAAAGTAGTTTTGAATCATTCAGATTTAGCAGCTGCATTAAGAGATGCTGTGATATCAAGAGACTTACCTGGTATGGCAGATATCGATTCATCAATGCTTCTATTTTGTAAAGAAATTCGTAAAGACTTTGTAGTTGGACTTACAGGAGAGTGTGCTGATGAAATCTTTGGGGGATATCCTTGGTTTACAAGGGATGAAATGTTCTATTTAGATACATTCCCATGGTCGTGCTTGTCTTACTAAATGACGATATTTTGGGAGAAGGTGGCAGAATGGAGATTATTTTTTTTTAGAATCATCCATTCCTAGAATTTTTATATTAGCAGTATATTCTTTACCATCCCATAAGACTTTTGAAGCAACAGTCTGAACTAATAATCTTTTTTGATTAGGATCATCTAAAATATCAATGTTAGCATTAAATTTCTTTAATGCATCTATAACTAATTCTATATTAGAAACTTGAGTATTTATTTCGGTTTTATCTGATTCAATATTATTTACTGAATTTTGCAATTCTTTAATTTCATCATTTAAAGATTTCAATTCATCTCTAAACATATCAGAAATACTATCATCTTTTTCAACCGAAATTCTTTTAACAAGATTTTTAGCTGCTTGTTGTTTTACTTCAATTTCAGTATTAAGTTTTCTGATTTGTTCACTTTCAAAATCTGTATCAACTTTAGCGATATTTTCATTAAGTCCTTGAATTAGTAAATCATCATTGTAACTTTTCATTTCTGATAAAACTATGCTATCTAATCTATCAACTCGGATATTAGGATTATCACATTTATCAGTAAATCTATTTTTCTTATTAGAACATATATAATAGTCATATTTCATATCAGGATTATTCTTTGATGGATGGCCATGCTTAACTATCATATTAGCTCCACAATGAGCACATTTTAATATTCCTGATAAAATAGCATTATTGCTAGCACCAGTTCCTAAACGAATGGTCTTTTTTACTTTATTTTGATCCATTATATTTTGAACTTTAATCCAGTCAGCAGCATCAATAATTCCTTTGTGTTGGCCAACAGCAGCAATCCATTCAGTTATATCACGATCTACAGTTATTTTTTTAGTTTTATTATATGTTAGGTATCCATTTCCATTAGGAGTACCAAATACATTAATTCCAGTGTTTTTTAAATGTTCATGGCTTAAAGAATTAGATTTAATATATACCGGATTTTTAAGTATTTTAGAAATTTGAGAGCTTTTTAGCTCACCACCATTTTTACCTTTAATACCACTAATGCTTAATTTTTTTGCGACATGAGTTATTGATTGCTTAATAAGATACGTATTAAATATTAGCTTTACTAATTCTAATTCTTCTTGATTTGGAATTAGTCGCATTAATATTCTTTCTTTAAATTCATCATCTAGATATGATGTTTTTTCAGATTCAAATCCAAGAGGAACTTGTCCTCCTAACCAGCGACCAGTTTTTGCTAATTGAAGCATATTATCTCTTACACGCTCCGCTATAGTTTCACGTTCTAGCTGTGCAAAGACAGATGAAATATATACCATAGCTCTTCCCATCGGAGTACTTGTATCAAATTGCTCTTTGATTGATATAAAATCAATATTATTAGATTGTAAAAGCTCTAGAGTTGCTGAAAAGTCAGCAACATTTCTAGATATACGATCTAGTCGATAACATATTAATGCATCAAATTTCTTTACTCTGGCATCTTTCAAAAGTTGTTTAAATTCAGGTCTGTTAATATTTCCACCACTGAATCCTTCATCCTCATAAACTATATATTCAATTTTTTCATTTATATAATTTCGATTACAGTATTCTTTACATAATTCAATTTGATTTTCGATGGAGTCACCTTTGCCAGTAAATATTGATTTTCTACTATAGATTGCTACTTTCATTTGTTTCACCTCATTAATTTTTATTGAACTATATTTAAAAATCCCCAAATAAATGAGGATTTTTATTAAATATTTAGGGTAGGTGCTCACTGGCTCTCTACTGATCAATATTTATTCTATTAATTTATTTTAATTTTAACTTCAATAATTCTATAGGTACGTGTAGTTGTGCGGCTATTTGTTCAATAGTCATACCACTAAATCTATCACTGTATATATTTACATCACTTAAATATAAGTCCGCTGAAAAATAATCTGCTTCATTTTCATATTTATTTTTAACAATGTAAGTATTTTTTTCTAGAAATAATATATTTAATTTACTATGAAAAAGAGCATGTCCTAATTCATGCGAACAAGTGAAATACCTTGAATATTCATCTAAATTTATATTTATATGAATTATTTTATTACGTGGAGCAGCTTGGTAAAATCCATTTATATTTTTTCCAAGATTCTCATATAATATTTTAATTCTAAGAATTTCACAAAGTTCAATTGGATTCTTAGTGTGATATTTCATCTTTAGTTGATTGACTTTATTATCTATAATATTTTTCAAATAGCATACCCCCGATTATTGACCATTACCCTCCATAATGTTATTTTCTATATTTTTTAGGTGTATATTTTTTCTTATTTACTTTTTTAGCATATTCTAGTCCATTTTGAATGGCAGCTTTAATTAATTCAAAGTCTTCATCGTCGATAAGTTCTCCTGATAGCATTAATCCGTCTTGTTTTTCTAACATATCAAGAGTTTTATTTAGAGTTTTTTCAATATCTTTTTCATCTTTTTGGGTAAGTGTAGGTTCAAATTTATCAATTGGATATTCTTTATCTGTATTTCCTAATAAGTAATCTGTAGTAACACCTAAAACAGTGGCTATTTTAGATAATATTTCACCTCTAGGATTTCTCGCACCAGATAAGTATCTTGATATAGTAGCCTCTGTTACATTGACTCTATCAGCTAATTCTTTTTGATTAATATTTAATTTTTCAAGTCTAGCTTGGATTTTATCCCCAATAGTTTTCATATACTACAACCTCCCAGAGTGTAACTTACCATTATTATAATACGATTTTATAAATATATAAAAAAACTTACCTAAATTATAATTTTTCTATTGACACTTACCAAATGGTAATGTAATATATAATTACCGAATGGAAAGTGAGGTGAACGTAATGAAACCCAATTTACTAAAAAGTAAGCGAATTTCTAAGGGCTTGCTTCAAAAGAAAGCCGCGGAAGAACTGGGGTTAACTGAAAAATCCTATAATCATAAAGAAAATGGTAAGACTGAGTTTAAAACAAATGAAATATTAAAAATTAGTTCGGTGCTCAATCTTACAATAGATGATGTAAATGAAATTTTTTTTGACAATAGCTTACCAAACGGTAACAGGAGTGTAATCAGTAGTTAATTCTAGTTTGTCCGACACAGCAAAAGTAATGCTATGAAAGGAGAGGAAAGTTTGGAAAAACAAATCATAGAAGCATTGCTAGAAATTAAAAAAAGTTTGCCAGAAGGATATGTGATAGTTAATTATGCAGCATTAAAAGAGGAAAGTAAGAAAGTCAGTGAACCTTGTGCAAAATTAATAAGTGCTGCAATTGATCAATTCAAAATTTAAAGGAAGTGTAAATGTATGGATAATTATGAGGCAATCGCTTATGCAAAAGTTGCAGTAAACGAGTTAAGGAAGAATGGAAAAGAGATAACTGAAAGAACTATTCAACGTGAAATGATTTACCAAATGGATATGAACTCTGAAAGTGAAATATTAGAGAAAGCAAAAAAAATTAATTATTAATATTCATGGGGAATGAGAGGACATTAAGCCAAACGGAGGAATGAAAATGAAAGATTTAAGATGTCCAAAATGTAATAAATTAATTCTTAAATATAAATTAAAAGGCGACTTTGATGTTGAATTTAAATGTCCACGATGTGATCAAATTTCAGTAACAAAATTAAGCCAACACGAATAATATAAATTGAATTTTTTATGCAGGTGATTAAATGGCTAAGGAAATAAAGGTGATTATTGAAGGAACTATAACAGAAGATTTAAAAAGAGAATTCAATAATAGATTAGCAATAGCATTAATAGCACAATATGGTGTGGGTGGAGCAAAACTAATTTTAGAAGGTTTAAAGAAAGAAGGGTAGATATGAAAGAAGGGTATTTACAACATAATTCTCAGGGAAGATATGAAATTCCAAATGTAACTTATTTTACAAGCGGAGAGCCAGTTCAAATTTTAGTAGATGATATTTGGACTAATGGAAGAATGGAGTTCTCACATTCAGATGGTGATTATTACTTTATAGCTGATGATGGAACAGAAGTACATGGATTAACTGGAATTAAAGCCAGGGAATTAAATTAAATACTTATGATAATTGGGCAGAGATGCCTTTTAAAAAATCTTTTTTATCCCAAAAAAGAAAACACTTTCTCACTATATTATATGCAGGCAATTAAATATTAGTACCAGGAGGAATGAAAATTGAAAAGCTTCATTATCATATTTAAAGCAAATGAAGCAAAAGAAGAAATTTTAAAGAAGATTGATGGTGCACTTAAGAAGGTTGAAGAGAGGGAAAACTATGAAGTTAGGTGATAGTATTAATATCCAAAAAGAGGTTTTTAAGATTATCAAAGAGTATAATGATGCATTTCTATTAATTAGTGAATCAGGATTTAATCTTAAAACAATACCAAAACTTCAAGTAATTAAATGAAAAGATATATTTGAGAGGAGTGATGTGAAGATAAATATAGAGTTAATTTTGATAATTTAAAATTGAATAATCGGGAGGCGTAACATGAATACAGTAAAAATCAAAAAGTTAATCCTTAAGAATTTCAAGGGCATAAAGAAATTAGAGATTGACTTTAAGAAAGTAACTAATATTTTAGGAGAAAATGCAACCGGAAAAACAACCATATTTGATAGTTTTTGCTGGCTACTCTTTGGAAAGGATTGTAAAGACCGAAAGGACTTTGAAATCAAAACATTATCACCTACTGGAGAAGCACTTCATGGATTGGAGCATAGTGTAGAAGCAATATTAGAGATAAATGGTGAAGAGGTTACACTACAAAGAATTTATGCTGAGAAATGGACTAAGAAAAAGGGGCTTGCCGATAAAGTATTTTCAGGGCACGAAACTACTTATTATATCAATCAAGTCCCAGCTAAACAGAAAGAATATAACGAAAAAGTCGCTGAAATATTACCAGACAGTACATTTAAGTTAATATCCAATCCTCTATATTTTAACAATCTAGAGTGGAAAAAGCAAAGGGAAATATTGTTACAAATAATAGGGGATATAGATCAGGAAAATGTGATTAACCATAAAGATAGCTTAAAGCCATTAGAAACTTTGTTAGAAGGGAATACAACAGTAGAAGATTTTAGGAAAAAAATAAAAGCTCAAATAGCAAAGTATTCCAAAGATAAAGAGTCTATACCTTATCGAATTGATGAGTGCAATGAAAATATTATTGAAGAAGATTTTTCAATATTGGAAGGCAGAAAAAAGACGGTTGAAAATGGAATTGCATCCTTGGATAAGCAGCTTTTAAATGATGGTCAAGGAAATACTCAAAAGATAGATTTACAGAATAAAATTTATGAATTAAATAAAGAGCTTCAGGATGAATCAATAAAGGATAGAGAAAAAGCTGATGAACCATTGCAAATAATTCAACAAGATATAAGGGATACAAAAAGTAAGCTTCAAGACTTGGATTGGAAATTGAAAAATAAAAATGTAGATCATACTCATTTAGTTCAAGAAAATCTTAGAGTTGAGGAAAACATTAAAGCTAAGTTAGAGAAACAGGATTCATTGAGAGATGAGTTTAAGAAAGAAAAGGCTAAAGCTTTTGAATTTGATGAAAGTCAAACATGCTGCCCACATTGTGGCAGAGCTTACGAAACTGAAAAGATTGAGGATCTTAAAGAAAAAGCTCAAAACCACTTTGAAGAAACTAAGAAAAAAATTCTTGCTTCAATAAATTCCAATGGGAAGAGATTGGGTTCTGAGATTGAAGAATTAAAGCAAAAACAAGCAGAGAACATTGAGAAATTATCAGCTTTTGAAACAAATATTGAAGAGTTAACATCTCAACGAGAAGAAGTAGATATCAAACTTAAAGAACTAGAAAATGCTGCAGAGGAAATTAAAAATGCTCCAACTGCTGAAAATCCTAAAATATCTGAGTTAACTGCTAAAATTCAAAAATTAAAAACTGAGGTGGCTACATGTATAGCACCAGATAATACTGAATTGCTTAAGAGAAAACAAGTATTACAAGGGGACTTGGAAACCATTAATAGAAGGTTAGCAGCTAAGGACAAAAATGAAGATCTAAGAAATAGAATACTAACACTTCAAGATGAAGAGAGAAGATTAGCGGAAGAGATTGCTAAATTAGAGGGATATGACTTCATGTGTGAAGAGTTCATAAGAACAAAGGTTGAACTATTGGAGGAAAGAATTAATTCAAAATTCAAGACAGTAAGATTTAAATTATTTAAGCAACAAATAAATGGTGGAATTGATGAATGCTGCGAAACACTTATAAATGGAGTTCCATACTCTAATGCAAATACAGCAAGCCAAATAAATAGTGGAATTGAAATTATAAATACCCTTTCAGAACACTATAAATTCCAGGTACCTATATTCATAGATAACCGAGAAAGTGTAAATGAAATATTAGATACCGAGAGCCAAATTATAAACTTGATAGTTAGCAAGGATAAGAAATTAAGAGTTGAGGTGGATGAGTAATGAAGAGTACAGGGGTAATTAGAAAAGTTGATAGCTTAGGAAGAATAGTAATTCCAATGGAGCTAAGAAAAACTTTAAAAATTGAAGGAGCTGATGGTGGTGCAGGAACTCCGCTTGAGATTTATACAGAAGGAGAACACATTATTTTAAGAAAATATACTCCAGGTTGTGAAGTATGTGGGGAAATGAAGGAGTTAAGAACAATCAATAATAAAAGCATTTGTAAAGAATGCGCTAAAAAAATAGCAGATGCATGGAGGTAAAAGTATGGAGACAAAAAAACAAGATACAGGATTAGCATTGACTAAAGAAAATGCGCTAAACAATGTAATGGCCAAAATTGATACTTTAAAGAAAGATACAGGTATAGTATTACCCAAAAATTATTCAGCGGCCAATGCAATTAATTCAGCTTGGTTGAAACTACAAGATGTCAAAGATAAAGAAAAGAAACCGGCATTAGAAGTATGCAGCAAAAATTCTATAGTAGAAACACTTTACAATATGGTTCTACAAGGATTAAGCCCAGCGAAAGACCAATGTTACTTCATAGTTTTTGGTGGAAAGCTTCAGCTCATGAAAAGCTATCTGGGGAATATTGCAGCAACGAAAAGATTGAAAGGTGTAACTGATGTAGTTGCAAATGTAATTTATCAAGGAGATGAATTCAAATATGCAATAGATCCTATTGACGGAAGAATGAAAATATTAAAGCATGAACAAGAATTTGACAATATAGATGATGATAAGGTTCGAGGAGCTTATGCAATAGTAATTTTAGAAGATGGAAACAACTTCATTGAATTAATGACCTTAAAGCAAATTCAGCAAGCATGGGCAATGAGTAGGACATATTCACCTAATTCAAAAACGCATAATGATTTCAAGGGTGAAATGTGTAAAAAGACAGTTATCAATAGAGCCTGCAAGCATTTTACTAAGACAAGTGATGATTCGGATGCAATAGTTGAAGTAGTTAATAAAACATATGAGTATGACCAGGAGGATATCATTGAAAATACTCATACAGAAGTAAAAGAAGAAATTAAAGAAAATGCAAATCAAGAGATTATAGATATTGAACCTACTCATGTAAAACAAGATAAGCCAATAAATCAACCTAATCCTATCAATGAAGAGTTTGAGGAACCTAGCTTTTAATGATCAAAGTATTGGCATCAGGAAGTACAGGGAATTGCTACATTATTCAAGCTGGAGAAGAGATTCTCCTCCTTGAATGCGGCATAAATTTTAAAAATATAAAACAAGGATTAGGATTTGATTTGAGTAAGGTAAAAGGTTGCTTGGTAACTCATGAACATAAAGACCATAGCAAAGCTGTAAATGAAGTAATGAAAGCTGGTATAGATGTCTACATGAGTGAAGGAACTATGAATAATATAACATTTGACTTTAAGTTTACTTACAGAATGCCGCACTTAATGGAACATGGTGCAACTCAACAAATAGGCGGATTTAAAATAATAGCATTCAAAACTCAACATGATGTAGCTGAACCATTAGGGTTTTTAATATATCATCCGCAGATAGGTAAATTATTATTTGCAACAGATACGTATTACTTAAAATATGTATTTAACAATGTGGACCATATATTAATCGAATGCAACTATTCGGAAGATGTGTTGCCACAGTTGCCAGCGTGGAGGGCTAGAACTATTAAAAGCCACATGAGTTTGGAGACATTAAAAGAAGCGCTTAGAGCTTGGGACTTAGGTAATACTAAGGAAATTGTTTTAATTCATATAAGTCAAGATAATGGCGATCCTGATAGATTCCAAACGGAAATAAACAAGCTTACTGGAATTAAAACTTATGTAGCTTCACCTGGATTAGAAATAGCACAACAAAGGAAGTGATTACGTGGCAAATAGGAGAATGTTTTCATTAAAAATAATTGATTCAGCAAGATTCTTGAAAATGCCTATATCATCACAATTATTATATTTTCATTTATGTATGAGAGCTGATGATGATGGCGTTGTTGAAGGATATAACGTATTAAGAATGACTGGAGTAAATGAAGATGATCTAAGGGTACTATCAGCAAAAGGTTTTGTTAAAGTTCTTAATGAAGATTTAGTGGCTTATATAGAAGATTGGAAAGAACATAATAAACTTCGTGCAGATAGAAAGGTAGATTCGATATATAAAGATTTATTACTAAAAGTTATTCCAGATGTAGAACTATTAGAACCTAAAAAAAGATCAGATTTAAAGCAGCAAAAAGCTTGTACATTTACGGACGGTCAATGGACGGACAACGGACAGACAACTGACGGCTTAGTACAGGACAGTACAGGTCAGGTTAGGACAGGTCAAGAAAGGTTAGGACAACAACATATAGAAAAAATTCTAAAAAATAATTTTGATAATGAAGAAATAGAATCCATACGGAAATATTGTATTGAAAATAATGTTGTTGCTGATGTTGTTGTTGAAAAGATTGAAATAATAAATCATATGAAAAAAATAAGAAATAAGGTTGGTGCCTTATTGACAGCTATAAAAGAGGATTGGAAACCTTCAAAATCACAAAGTAATTATGTTTCAGTTTCTGGATTTAATAACTTTGAACCGAGGGAATATGACTATGATTCCTTAGAAAAAAAGTTATTAGGTTGGGATACTGATTAATTTAAAAGGGGGAGAACAATGGAAAACATTGATTTAAAAATAGTTGAAGTTAAGGGTATAACTCCTGAAATATTAAAAAAAATGATTTCAGAGTTTAATGATCCAAGTCCAGAGCAAAAAGCAGCTGAGGAAATATTCAGGCTTAGAGAATCACTTTCAAAGGCAAATGAGCAAAATGAAATACTGGCAGATGATAGAAAGAGACTTAAGAATATTGTGGATTTAGCTTTATCAGTAATAATTCATATTTCAATTGGTGATAACAATTCAATCAAGCAAATCCAGGAATTAAAAACAAAAGCAGAGCAGGCAGTTAGAGCTTCAGAAATATTAGATATTCTGATTTCATAGGTGAGCTGATGAAGATGATGATATTAAGCCATAATAAAGAAATTAACCAAGACAATAATAAATGGTCTTTTGAAGAAATAGCAGAGAAACACCTAGAAGAATCCAATGAACTAGCTAGAGCTTTAATTGAAAAAGACACAATGCATATTGCAGAGGAGGTATTTGACCAACTCCAAATATGCATTGATGTACTTGATAAGCTTGAATCACTTGGAATAAACATTGAGCAAATGTGCATGAGACATAATAAAAAGTTAGTAATGCGGAGATGGGTGGACAAAGGATTTGTAAAAATAGAATGGCAAAAGAGATTATAAGACAAGCTATAGGAGGTCGCTTATATGTCTAATACAAAATATAAATCAAGGAAAGTAACAGTGGATGGATATACCTTTGATTCAGCAGATGAAAGTAAATACTATAAAGCGCTGCTAATTAGAAAAGCTAAAGGTGAGATAGTAAATTTTGAAATGCAGCCTAAATTTACATTGATTCCAGGATTCAAAAAGCAAGGAAAAATATTTAGAGCAATGACTTATACTCCGGATTTTTTAATATATCACAACGATGGATCGGAAGAGCTAATAGATGTTAAAGGATTTTCTACGCAGCAAGGAGAGCTTAGATATAAACTATTCAATTATTTTTACCAAGATAAGAAACTTACTTGGGTTGCAAGAAATTTAAAATATGGCGATAAATATGGATTTATAGATTATTTTGAATTGAAAAAAGTAAGAAGTAAAAATAAAAAAGCTAAGGAGGCTTAGAGTGCATGTTCAATATATCTGTAATTAATAGAGATACTGGAGAATTGGTAGAAGATATTAATGCATCAGAATATAACATTCAATAGCCATAAAAAATGCAAAGTATGGTGAAAAATGCTGGGTAAAAAATTATGCTTATGCTCCTATAGCTAGAAGGCTAGTTGAAAAGTTTGAGGAACTTGAAGGAGTTAACGTTGATGAAATATTGTTTATAGAAGATACAGAATGGGAACCAGGAGGAGCTAAACAAAATTGGAAGGCAAAAATAAAGAAAGCTCCAAAAGACCTTACAGAATTCTTAGGATATAAATACATTATTGAAACTAGAAAATATTATCTAGGACAAATGGATATAGAAAGAATAATATTAGTGATTTACCATGAGTTGCTTCATATCGATGTATGCGATGACAGCTTAAGAAAACATAACATTGAAGATTGGAGTAATATAGTTGCAACCTTTGGTAGAGAGTGGTCAGATTCAAAATGTAATTTAAAAAATATCTTAGATGATGATTTTGAAAAATGGGAAAGGTTAATAAAAACTGAAACTCAAATGAGTATGTTTGATGATAGTAAAGTTGTAGATCTGAAATTAATTAAATAAATAAGGGTAAGCTTGTAGACAAGTTGTTTGAAACTGGTACAAGCTTACTAATTCAAAAAATAGGAGGAAATTATGAGTAAACAATTGGTTTCATTAAGACTTAAGGATATGTATGCAATAAAGCATGCCTTGCAGCTGCAAATTCAATCAAAAAAGAAAAGGCTTGAGGAAATAGAAAATGTTCCTGATATTCCAGAAAAAGAGCAATTAGTTCAAGATATATCTCATGAAAGTTGGTTGGCTCAAAATATGGAAAATGAGATATTAGACTTTAGGAAAGCTTACAATATCCACTAGGAATTTTTATGCCAAGAAAATTTAAATGTGAAAGCATAGAGGGACAATTATCATTATGGGATATAGGGATAACAGAAAATAAAGGGTCGTTCACAAAAAGTGAAGTAAATGTACCGAAAACCGATGATAAAATCACAAAAATTGAAGAAAAAGTAACAAAAGTTCTCAATAATGCACAAATCGTTCAAAATGAGAATCCAATAGACAAGCTAAAAATAACACCGGAGCAGCAGGAATTTCTCAATAAAAATAAGGTTATGGAAAATGAGAATTTATCAAGATTAATAAAACAATGTTGTGGGTATATAGCGATTGAAATAGCGTATGAAGATTCATATGTAACAACCTATATTAATATGATGGGCATTAAAGAATTTGACTCACCTAAGAAAGTACAAGTACTCCCAATGGATAAGATACTGTATTATAAATCACTTGATTTTAAGGCTAATAATACACAGGAAGAAAAGTTACTGAAGATTAAGGATAAAGCCTTAAAAGTAATACGTAGAAAAGGTGATGAAAATATAATCATTATCACTGAAAAGAATGTAATTAGCATAAATAGTATTGGCTGGGTACTTGAATGGAATGGCATTAAAGTTATCTATGATGAAGATGAAGTTGAAAAGGATGAAATACTTCAGGAAGCTCAACTAATTGAAGAGGACTTAAAGGTTGGGGATTCAGTAGAAGCAACATATGGAGGAGAAGTAATTCAAGGAGTTGTTTCAAGAATATATGGTCCAGGTAATGTAACTATAAACATTATTTTTGATGGAAAACATTCAGCATTTTTCAGAGGGCATGTTAGAAAGATACATGAATCAGCATAAGGAGGAACAATCATGGAAAACGAGTTAATAACAGATGAAGATATCACCAATTTTACTGAAATACTTAATAGGTTTGAAATACTTCAGGACAATGCTTATGCGGAAGCATATGATCTTCACAAACAGGCACTAGCTCAATATGACAGATGGAGCACTATATTCTTTGAAGTAAGAAAAGCGGAAGTAGGTAGCAAAAAGAATCCAGCGTTAAAGGATAGGATAGAGCAAATGTTGAGGGTGTTAAATAATATTTATACCAGTAGCAGAATGGTTTGGAATAAGGCAGCTGATGATTTAAATCAAGGAAAATATTAAATCAGGAGGGCAATTTGATGATAGTAATTGAAGTCATACCCTTCAAGACATTTAAGGAGCGACTTCAATTAGTGAAAGAGTATGAGAGAAGAGGCAAAATAGAAGTTTATAGTGAGTATGTTTATATTGAAATGCATGAGAAGGAGAGAGCGACTGATGAATTATATAAAAGAGGCGGAAGAGTATTTAAGAAGTTACTCTGATTTAAAAGATTCAATAGTCAATATAAAAAAAGAATTAGAGTTTTTGGAGTTAGAGTTAACAGGAGCTAAGGCAATTGATTATAGTGGAATGCCTGGGGGTGGAGGAGCTACTTTACCAGATGATCGTGTAGTAAACCTATTATTTAAAAAACAAGTAAAAGAGGCAGCATTAGAGTCTACTGAAAATACTGTAGTGCACATTAAAAATATATTTGAAAATTTGAATGAAGTGGAATCCAAAGTATTAAAAGCATTTTATATTGAAGGCCTACGAGGGACAGCATTAGAAGAAAAATTTAAGCTATGTGAAAGGCAAGTATATAACCTAAGGCAGCCAGCAATAAGGAAATTTGCAAAGCAATTGTTTGGAATTAAAGCTATTGGAGAATAAGGAGGTACCTTATGATTGAAGTTTATACAGGAAAGATAGTCCAGGATAAAGCAGATAAAAATAAACATGAAATTGTTGCAATTGGAGTTGGTGGACAAGTTGTATGGTGCAGGAAAGCAGGAGATAGATATGGAGCTAGGACATATCAGCTTAAAGTAGAAGACTTGGAAGATTAACAAAGGATCCTGATTTAAGATTTCTTCCAGGTAGTGGAGCTGCTACAACTAGCATTACTTTAGCAGTAGATAAATATAACACAAAGACTGGCCAAAAAGAGGCAGATTTTGTTCCAGTAGTAATCTGGGGGAAACAAGCAGAGAGCACTGCCAATTATATGAGAAAAGGTCATCAGATGGCGATATTCGGTAAGATTCAAACAAGAAATTATGAAAACAAAGATGGTAAGAAAGTTTATGTTACTGAAGTTGTAGCTCAAGAAGTTAAATTTTTAAGCAAAGCTGCTCAGGGACAATCTCAAAATTCATTTAATGATGATCCTTATTCAGGATTAGGTGATGATGATTTGGAACGAGTACAAGATGATGGAACAATGCCATTTTAAAACTTAGGTACTGGTATTAGTATCAGTACCTACAGAAAGGAGAATAAACAAATGAATGATTTGCAGATTTTCAATAATGAACAATTTGGACAAGTAAGAATGCTTGAAATTGGCAGCAAACCATATTTTGTTGCTACTGATATTGCAAAAGCACTTGGATATGCAAAACCAAATAACGCAATACAAGCACATTGTAGGTATACCCTAAAACACAGCATACCTCATCCACAAAGTGAAAATAAGACTTTAGAAGTAAATGTAATTCCAGAAGGTGATATATACCGCCTTATTACTAATAGTGAATTACCAGGGGCAGAAAAGTTTGAAGGTTGGGTATTTGATGATGTATTACCGGCAATCAGAAAACATGGAATGTATGCAACAGATGAATTATTAGATAATCCTGATTTACTTATTGCTGCAGCTACAAAGTTAAAAGAAGAAAGAGCTGCAAGGATGGAAGCTGAGAAAAAGGTAAAAGTATTGGAGCCTAAAGGAGAATTCTATGATGATGTTGCAGGCTCAAAAGACAGTATCGAAATGGGACATGTTGCAAAGGTTCTTGGAATAAGGGGCATAGGAAGAAATAATTTATTTGCATTGCTAAGAGATAAAAAAGTCTTGGACAGAAATAACATTCCTTATCAGCAATATGTGGACTGTGGTTACTTCCGAGTATTGGAGCAAAAGTATACAGTCCCTAATGGAGAAACAAAGATCAATATAAAAACAATGGTATTTCAAAAAGGTATAGATTTCATAAGGAAAAAGATTAAGGAACCATAAACAATAAGTGAGGTGAGTTAGATGAAAGGCAGAAAACTTAAAATGAGTGAGATTATTGAAAAAAGTTATAAATGTGAACCTATCTATATAAAAAGTAATCAAGCTGATAGGGAAATCTTAGTTGATATTTCACCAAAAAGTCTTATAGATCTGATAAAAGATATAGAGGATGAGGGAGAAGCTTATGAATATATAGATGAATCAAAACTTGATTCAATAGACTTGAAATGCAAAATAGAGCAGTTTGCAAAGCAACATAATAAATATAAAACAAGCCTTGATGATACAGAGGGATTTAAATGGGTAATCGGATATAATTTTGTGAGTAATAATTTATATTGCTGGGAAGTAGAAATGCAAAATTCATCATTTGGAACAATATATTTTAGTTCTGAATCAATTGCAGAAAAATGTATTGAAATATTTAAAGAAGAATTAAGTAAAAATTTTATAAAGCAAGGGAAGGTGGAAGAATAATGGCACATTGGTGTGATACATGGCCACATGTAATTATTGCTTCAGTAATATTAAAAGATAATAAAATCAAGCTTTGGAAAGTTGGAGAAAATTCTTTAGAGAATAAATATAACGTTGAAGGATTAATTAAAAACCATCCGGAGTACTCCTATGAAGAGAAGAAATGGACTGTATTTAATAACTTAGGCCATAACAAAGTATTTGATGAGCATTCAGTAAATTGGTTTAGGCAATGGGAAGTTCATCCTCAACATTTAGGTACTAGTCCATTTGTAAAGGATGATTTTGATTTTGAAAAGATATTTGGTGGAAGATATGAAGTGGTTAAACCATTAAAGATAGGTGATTAAGTGGATAAAAAAATAAAATGCGATTTATGTGAAAAAACAATACTTTATAAAAACAAAATAAGAATGACAAATAAAATAAATAAAAATATTATTGATATTTGTAAAGAATGTTATGATGAATTTTTCAATAAGCCAGATTCAGAGAAATAAAAAAAGAAATTGGAGTAATTCTAGATAAAAGGTATGGCCATACCTCCAGACGTGGAGGAGAAAGTAAAGTGAGTAAAAATGTATTAGAACGTATGGAAGAAATAGATGCAAAGACAAAGATAGCTAACTTTATGGTTAAGCAAAAGCAACCATATGAATTCAAGAAAAGATATGCAGAAATGACAGCATTAAAATTTGTGGAGGAATGTTATAAAAGAGATCTAAACTTTCATGTTTCAGTTGGTGGTTTAGATAGTATTACATTATTCTTATTTCTAAAAAGTATAGGAATTAATGCTCCAGGTGTTTCGGTTTCGTATTTAGAAGATAAAAGTATACAGGAAGTTCATAAACAATTAGGGCTAATAAGGATTACATCAGCAAAAAGAGCAGACGGAACAGCATGGAATAAGTCACAAATATTACAAGAGTTTGGATTTCCAGTACTTTCAAAGGAAGTTGCCTCAAAGATTGAACATTTGCAAAGTCCGACTGAAAAAAATAAAACGATTAGACATGCAATAATTACTGGAGAAACTGGAGCTTATGGAGGATGGCAAAAAAATTCAAAAATGAAGTTAGCTCAGAAATGGTTAAATTTATTTGCTGGGTATGAAAATGAGAATGAAAATGTAAATTATCAAATTGCACCTTTTAAAGTATCATCTAAATGCTGCTATTACTTAAAGGAGAAATCTTCAGCAGATTGGTCGAAAGAACATAACAGTGTACCATTTTTAGGGTTAATGGCATCAGAGGGTGGACGAAGAGAAAAATCTCTTATGATTAATGGATGTAACTATTTTGGAAAGTCTACTATCAGATCTGCACCATTTGCAATATTCAATCGTCAAGATATTTTGCAACTTGCATTAGAATTAAATGTTCCGATACCAGCAATTTATGGAACAATTAAAAAAGATGAAAAAGGTATGCTTTATACTACCAGAGCTCAAAGAACAGGTTGCAGTATGTGCGGGTTTGGAATACAACTTGAACGCAAGCGACCTCATAGATTTGACAGACTTAGAGAAGATAATCCTAAAGAATGGCATTACTGGATGTATGAATGTTGTACTGATGAAAATGGTGAAAAATTTGGTTGGGGAAGGGTTTTAGATTACATTGGCATAGGATGGGAAGATGATCCCTATCAAGCCAATAAAAAGAAAGATAAGGGATTCATTTTACCAGGTCAAATTAATATGTTTGGTTAGAAAGCGAGGTAGAGGCATGAATAGAGAATTTAAATTTAGAGTTTGGGATATACCAGCTAAAAAAATGAGAATATATGAACCATTAGAATTAGTAAAATCCTTTATTGGACTCAATGGAGATTTAGGAGTATTAGATATAAGTGCTAATTGCGAATGGCGTGGATTAGCTCCAAAAGAGAATTATGAATTAATGCAATATACGGATTTTAAAGATAAGAATGGCAAGGAAATATATGAGGGTGATATTGTAGAAGATAGCTTTACAAATGCATTTGGTGAAAAGTTCGGTTCAGAAAGATATGAAATCCAATTTGTGAATGGCTGCTGGTGCTTTATGGGAGAGAGAACAAACGAAGGTAGAGAAGTTCAAGAAGAAATAGATTTATATAATCATTTCTTTACTAATGAATTTGATATTGAGTATTTTGATGAAGATGGAAATCTAAAAGATTTTGAAGTTATAGGTAATGTCTATGAGAATTCCAAGTTGTTAAGTGAGGTAGAGCAGTGAACAAAATTAAGAGTTTTAAAAGATATATAGTTGATGTAACTATTATGTCAGGCTTATTTGCACTATTAAAATTGTTTTGGGATGAATTAGAAATATTGTTTGATGGAGGAATACAAGAAAGTATATCTGATTCGATTATAGCTATAGTTCTAGTTTATATACTATGGCAAAAGATAATAAAATGGATAGAAATTAAAAGTGAGGTAGATCAATGAATAAATATCAAAAAAGAAGAAACAAAGTTATGAGATTTAAACCACTTCTTAGCAAAAAGCAAGTGAATTCAATAATTTATGATGATGATACTTATAATTCCTTTTTAAATTTGGTAAGAGAATTTGAAAGAAAGGGGATGGAGATTTATAAAGCTATAATCAAGGGAGCTATGAAGAATAATTAATTCCTAATACTAATTCAGATCATGAAAGAAGGGAAAATTAATGAAAAGGTGTCCTTTTTGTAATAAATCTTTAAGAAAATATAGTTCTGGTGGGTATATGGAACCACCAGAAAGTGGAGAAGTATGTGAAAATAAAAAGTGTGGTAAATACGCTGATAAGTATTTCTATTATGATGGTGTAACTCTCATATGTGGAAATTGGGTATATGAAGAGAAAAATTCAAATATAGACATAGATACAGCTTATGTTGAATTTAGGAAAAGAATTAAGCATCAGCTAAAAAGAAGGAGTAGGAATTAAGACAGGTACATTTCAAAAATATTTCATAGACTTTCAAAAAATCATATGTTTTAATTAAAATATCAAGTAGGAAACAAAAGGGAGTTCAATCAAAAAGGTTGGACTCCCTTTTTATGCCTAAAAGGAGGTGAGGAGGATGAAAGTGGGGCAAATATTAAGAGAAAATCAGGAAGATGTATATAAACAACTTAATAGTAAGCCTAAAAAGAGACGAAGGAGGAGAAAAAAGAAAAGAGATACTAATTCTCTCTCCTTCTCAGACGTGGAAAGTTTAATGAGACATGATAGCTATACCAGAGGAAAAGGTGGAGCTATAAAACAAAAGACGTGGGGGAATAGCTGATGCAAATAGAATTAATTCATATCGATAAAATAAAACCATATGAGAATAATCCAAGAAATAATGATGCAGCAGTTGAAAAAGTTGCAGAAAGTATAAAGGAGTTTGGCTTTAAGATACCAATAGTAGTTGATAAGGATAATATTATTATTGCCGGACATACAAGATATAAGGCAGCTAAGAAGTTAGGATTAGAAAGTATTCCAGTAATAAAAGCAGAGGATCTTACAGAACAACAAGTAAAAGCCTTTAGAATAATGGATAATAAATCATCAGAGTTTGCAACCTGGAATTATGAAGCTTTACTTGTAGAGATGGACAGTTTAAAACTTGATGATTATAACTTAGATCTTACAGGGTTTGAATTAAATGAGCTGGAACAATTAGAGGATAAGTATTCTCCAAAAGAAATTCAGGAAGATGAAAGCTTTGATATTGATGAACAGCTAGAAAACATAAAGGAACCTCAAAGTAAAAAAGGGGACATATGGTTACTAGGAAATAACAGGCTTTTATGTGGAGATAGTACATCAAAAGAAGATGTGGCCAAATTAATGGATGGCAATAAAGCAAAGCTAGTATTTACGGACCCACCATATAACGTAAATTATGAAGGTGGCACCGAGGATAAGTTAACAATTGCAAATGACAATATGTCAAATAATGATTTTTATGAGTTCCTATCAAAAGTATTCAATAACTATTATGAGAATATGGAAGATGGAGCTCCTATTTATGTTTGCCATGCAGATAGTGAGGGAGAAAACTTTAGAAGAGCATATAGGGAATCAGGATTGAAATTGGCTGAATGCATTATCTGGGTAAAGAATACTTTTGTTATGGGAAGACAAGATTATCATTGGAGGCATGAGCCAATACTTTATGGATGGAAAGAAGGAGCAGCTCATTATTTTGTAGATGATAGGACACAAGATACAGTTTGGGAAATTCCAAAGCCAGCAAGAAATTCAGAGCATCCAACGATGAAACCTTTGGCATTATGCGCTAGAGGAATAAAGAACAGTAGCAAGCCTAATGAGTTGGTAATAGATTTCTTTGGAGGCAGTGGATCAACATTGATGGCAGCTACTGAATTAAATCGAATATGCTATACAATGGAATTAGATGAAAAATACACTGATGTAATTGTTCTTAGATATATAAATCAATATGGAGCTGATGGAGTTTATCTATTAAGGAATGGTGAAAAAATACCTTATTCAGAAGTTTAATTAAGATTGCTAAAAACCTTGCTATTACTGTGTTTTAGAGTGATTAATGTACTAACGAAAAAACACAGTTGGAGGCAGGGAATATGAAGAATCAAGCATTTGGAGTTGAAATTGAATTAACAGGATTATCAAGAAGAAAGGCTGCAGGAGTTTTAGCAGAATATTTTCAAAATGAAGAAACACATAAAAGTTCATATGATAGGTATGAAGTTAAAGATAACAAGGGAAGAATATGGACCATAATGAGGGATTCAAGTTTAAGAGCAGAAAGGAAAACACGAGGGAATATTATTTCAGCTGATGATGAATATCGAGTTGAGTTTGTAACACCTATATGTAAATATGAGGATATTGAAACTATTCAGGAAATTATAAGGCTGCTAAGAAAAGCCGGAGCAATAGCAAATGATAGTTGCGGAATACATATTCATGTAGATGCATCAAAACATGATAGAAGAAGCTTGAAGAATATTGTAAATATTTTTTATAGCAAGCAAGACTTAATATATAAAGCCTTAGAGGTAAATAATAATAGGGAAAATTACTGCAAAAAGCTAGAGCCGATTTTAATAGAAGAGATCAACAGTACCAAAGTAAAAGATAAAGATGATATAGCAGATGCATGGTACAAAAGATATAGGGAGTCAAGAGGTAACCATTATAATTCAAGTAGGTATCATGGATTAAACTTACATGCAACTTTTACAAAAGGAACGGTTGAATTTAGACTATTTAATGGAACTACTCACGCAGGTAAGATAAAAGCATATATTCAATTTTGCCTAGCAATAAGTAACCAAGCATTGATTCAAAAATCAGCAAGCCGAAAAATAACCCAAACTACAAATGATAAATATACATTTAGAACTTGGCTATTAAGACTTGGACTAATAGGAGATGAATTTAAAACCTGCAGAACTCATTTATTAGCAAACTTAAAAGGAGATACTGCATTCAGACATAGCAGAGTTGCATAAAAGGTTGGGAGAAATCCTTGCCTTTTTATTTTCTAAGAAAACTCCTTAGGGAGAGATAAGCATGGGAAGAAGAACTAAATTTAGTAATGAAAAACTAGAAGAAGCTAAGAAGCTTGCAAAGGAAGGTTATACTGATGAAGATATAGCCTTTAAATTAAATATAGGTATTAGAACTTTATATGATTGGAAAAAGAAATATCCGCAGTTTATGCAGGCCCTAAAAGAAAATAAGGACTATTTTGATGATAAAGTAGAACAGGCATTACTTAAAAGGGCATTAGGATATGAATATGAGGAAACAGAAATAATAGCAAGTAAGGATGGTAAAAATTCAAAGGTAAAGAAAACCAAGAAGGTAATACCACCGGATACTACAGCTATTATTTTTTGGCTTAAAAATAGGCAACCAAGTAAATGGAGAAATAGAATCGAGTTGCAACATGAGGGGCAAATAAAAACCGAAACTAATATGCAGGAACTTAGCATTGAGGAATTAAGAAAACTAGCAAATATAGAATAGAGGTGAAACCAATGGCTGACAAAGAACAACTGAAAAAAGCATATGCAACTGGAAAGTATACTTTCAATCAATTAGCAGATGAGTTTAATGTCAGTATTGGCACTATTAAATCATGGGCTAAGAGAGATAAAGATTCAGGGCAACCATGGAGTAAGGTTGCAACCAAAAACAAAAAGAAGGTTGCAACCAAAAGAAAAGTTACAGAGGATAAAAAAGAAGAAGTCCTTACCTTAGCAGCTATAGGAAAATCAAAAAATGAGATAAGTAAAGAAGTTGGAATAGCAAGGTCAACAGTAAGAAATATTATTAATATGAGTCCTGATGAACTTACCAGTTTCCGCCAAGAGAAAAAGATGGAGTTTATTCAGCAGGCATGGGATACAGTAAATAATGCTTTAGCTTATGGAAACCAAAAGATAATATTGGCCACTGTAACCGCCGACACCTTTGATGAAAAGATTAGTGAACTAATACAAGCCATGAAGGATAATAACGCAGATGCGAGGGCAATAAGCGAAACTGTGAAGGCTCTATGCTCAGTAATGAATATTCCATTGAAAGATATATCTACTTACATTGGAACTCTTTATGATAAGCTTGCACTTGCAACAGGAGAATCAACAGCCAACGTCAATGTTAATGCTAATATAACCACAGTAGATGAAGCGGTAAAAAGTATGTCTATTGAGGAGTTGAGGAACCTTGCCAAACTTGAGTGATAGTCAAAAAAAAGCTATAGCTAAGATGGCAAAGATAGAATTATCTAAAAGGTGCTTTTGGGATTTTGAACAAACCATATATCCAAAATTTTTTAAAGAGGATAGACATCACTTAAAAGAAATAGCAGAAACTTTTCAGGCATTGTATGAGGGCAGGATCATAAAGTTACCGCCTTCAAAAGAATGGGATATAGTTGAGAGCCTTGAAGGATTATCAGGATATGTTACATGTAAAAAGATAATTTTAAATATGCCACCTAGACATGGAAAATCATTTACTGCTACTAACTTTGCTAAATGGCTATTGGGTAAAAATAATGAGAATAGAATTATTACTGTTTCCTATAATGAAACTCTTTCAGGAAGATTTGCTAAGGCTGTAAGAGATGGAATTGATGAAGAAAATTTAGAACAAAAGAAAATAATGTTTTGTGATATATTTCCGGATACTAAGATAAAACGAGGTGATGGAGCTTATCAATTATGGTCATTGGAAGGACAGTTTTTTAATTATCTAGCAACTTCACCAACTGCAACAATTACTGGTGTAGGATGTAATATTGGAATTATAGATGATATCATCAAGGACAAAGCCGAAGCTTACAATGATAGAGTATTAGACAACCATTGGGACTGGTATGTAAATACATATTTATCAAGACTTGAAGAAGGTGCTTTGCAAATAGTTATTATGACTAGATGGTCCACTAAAGATTTATGCGGAAAGCTACTTCAAGAAGAGCCAGACGAATGGTATGAACTTAAAATGAAAGCTTATGATGAAGTCAATGATGAAATGCTATGTCCAAGTTTATTAAGTTATAAAACTTATAAAGATAAGAAGTCAAAGACATCAGAAGATATCATGGCAGCCAATTATCAACAAGAACCAGTTGATATAAAAGGTAAGCTTTATAGTGATTTTAAAACTTATGCAACTATCCCAGTTGATGAAAAAGGCAATCCTTTATTCACGAGTATTGAATCTTATACAGATACAGCAGATGAAGGCTCAGATTATTTATGTACTATTGTTTATGGTGTATATAACAAAGAGGCTTATGTGCTAGATATTCTATATACTCAAGATGGAATGGAAAAAACAGAACCAGCAACTGCAAAGATGTTATTTTCCAATGAAGTAAATAGAGCAAAGATTGAAAGTAATAATGGTGGTCGTGGTTTTGCAAGGTCAGTTGAAAGAATATTAAAAGAACAATATAAGAGCAATAAAACAAAAATAACCTGGTTCCATCAAAGTCAAAATAAACTGGCAAGAATATTATCCAACGCAACATGGGTTATGGACCATATTTATTATCCTGTTAATTGGAGAGATAAGTGGCCAGAGTATTATAAAGCTATGAATCAATATCAACGTGAAGGAAAGAATGCACATGATGATGCACCTGATGCTACAACAGGAGTTGCAGAATCAATGTACAAACCTAAGATTTCATTAGGATACACATAGAAGGAGGTGAGAACAATAGGAATATTTAGAAAAGCAAAAACAGCAGTAAGAAAAATGTTTCAAGGATATTATTCACAAGTGCTACAGATACCACCTAGCTTAAACACACAGGATTATTTAATCCAGTATGGTAAGATTGGGTGGTTGTTTGCCTGCACGTCAAGAATAGCCAATGATGTTGCAGATACAGAGTGGAAAGCTTACAGGAAAGGTGAAGAAGATCCTTTAAAAAGTTCTAAAGCATTAGAATTATTAGAAAATCCTAATCCTTATTTTAGTAGATTTAGAACATTAGAACTTACACAAATGTACTTGGATCTAGTAGGAAAATGTTTCTGGTATATAGCCAAAGATAGAGCAGGAAGACCGGCGCAAATTTGGGTTATAAGTCCACTAAACATGACTATAGTTCCGGACAGAGATAATTTTATCAAAGGATTTATTTATCAAGCAGGAGCACAAATGGTTCCATTAACAACAGATGAAGTTATAATGTTTTCTTATCAGGATCCTAACAATCCTTATGATGGAGTTTCACCAGCTAAAGCTGCAGCTATAGCATTAGAAAGTGATAAGTTTGCATCACAATGGAATAGAAATTTCTTTTACAATAATGCAGAGCCACAAGGGATTGTATCATTTCCAGAAGGTGTTGAAGAAGATGATTTTGAAGCTTGGATAGCTAAATGGAATGATAAATATGGCGGTGTAGGCAATGCAAAGAAGACTGCATTTATTCGTGGTGGACAGGTTACTTATACTGCTATTCAAATAAGCCAGAAGGATATGGATTTTTATAATTTAAGGCTAAATAATAGAGATGAAATACTTGCTATATTTGGAGTACCTAAATCAATCATTGGTATTGTAGATGATGTAAATAGAGCTAATGCAGAAGCAAGTGAATACACTTACATGAAGCATACAATATCACCTAAATTAAAAAGAATACAGGACATTATTAATAATGAATATGTTCAACTATTTGGTGAAGAGGGTGTTGAACTTAGATATACTGATGTGGTACCTGAGAATAAGGATTTTATTAAATCGGTAGTTGATAGCCAAACTGATAAATCTATTACTAAGAATGAAGCAAGAAACATTTTAAATAAGCTTTTAGGGCTTAAATTAGAGCCAATTGAGGGTGGAGATGTAATTTATCAAGATATTAGTATGCAACCTATGGGAACAGCAATGCCAACAATAAACAATAGTAATTCAAGTAAAGAACCACAAAAGAATATTAAAAAAAACTTCAATTAAAACTTAAAAGCAAGTTTGAGAATATTGATAAGGAAGCTTATTGGAAGGCCTTTGTTACTAAAACAGATAAACAGGAAAAAGAAATGCAGCCAATCTGGAAAGAAATTTTTAAACATCAGAAAGAAATAATAATTGCTGCACTTAAATCTCATAAGTCTATAAAGGCAATAAATATTGATGATATACTAAAGTTTTTATTTAAAAGTGAGGAAACAGATTATATAAGAGAAACCATATTGCCTATGCTTAGAAAGATTATGCAGGATAAAGGCAATGAAGTCATGAATGAATTAGAAACTAGTACATCATTTAACTTACATGATCCTAAAGTTACTGAATGGCTTGATGAATATTGTGGTAAGCAGATTAAAGATATTAATAGCACTACTGAAACATTAATAAGGGAACAGCTTAAACAAGGTCAAGGCGAAGGAGAAAGTATTCCTAAGCTTTGTGATAGGGTAGGTCAATACTTTGATGATATGGAAGGCGCTAGAGTAAAAACAATAGCAAGAACCGAAGTAATAGGAGCTAGTAACAATGCTACTCTTATGGGATATAAACAAAGTGGTGTTGTAGATAAAAAAGAATGGCTTACAGCTATTGATGGAAGAGAAAGAGAATGGCATGCAACAGCAGATGGACAAACTGTTGAAGTGGATGAAAAATTCATTGTAGGCGGTGAGGAATTAGAGTGCCCTGGTGGAATGGGTGGAAGTGCTGAGAATGTATGTAATTGTAGGTGTACAATAATACCTAATTTTGATTAGGAGGTTGCTATGAGTAATTTAGTGTGTGTTTTTAATCCTTTTGAATTAATAGTAGATGCAAATAAAGCTTTGGCTTTAGCAAGATGGGGATGTAAATGTAAAAATATTAGAACTAGAGAAAAAATATTAAAATCATGCTACAAACTTATTAAAAATTCTAAAATAGATAAAAGCCAAATGGCTATAACCTTTAAAAATCAAATCAACATTGAGAAAGTTTAAAGAGGTGATTCAATTATCTCGCAAAGCCAGCGTTAAGGCTTATTTTTATTTTTGGAGGAAAAAGATTATGAAAAATTTATTAAACATTGAGGATCAAGTAAAGGTAGTATTACAAGGTGAAGGGAAAGAAAATGTTATTGGTAATGGTGAAATTGTTACTGTAACAAATATTGATAAATTCCCAGATGGAACAATCTATTATATTGGAAGTTTCCATGTTAATTGTCCAGAAGGTGGCGAAGGTTATGATACTACAATTCAATTTAAAGAGGGAGAATATTCAAAATTAGATTCTAAATCAGGACCAGGACTTTCTTCAGAATTAACAGTAGATAATTTAGAAAAATGTTTTTATGAAGCAAGTCATAAAGGTGCCAAATATGTAGGTGTAAAAATCCAAATGCAAGGTTTTCCAAAACCTGAGATTATAATAAATGAAAATGAGAACTTTGATAGTAAATTTGCTTACTATAAGAAAGCTTATAATGACAATTTAACTCTTAAGAGTTTTGAGGGCGTTAAAATTGTTGGCTTTACTTATGGAGATAGTTTTGAAGCTATTGAACATGATTTAATGGAGGCTTAGAAACAAGGCTTTTTATTTTTCCCTGAAAGGTGGTGATTAATTGAATAAGCAGCTAAAACAGTTTACTTGGGAAGTTAAGGTATTAGATGAAGCAAACCGCATTATTGAAATGATTGGTAGTACAGAGGATTATGATAGAGTTGGCGATAAAATGTTTATGTCAGGAGCCAACTTGCAAAATTATCTTAAGAATCCAGTGATACTAGCAAATCATAATTATGGTTATGGTGAAAAACCTACTGTTATTGGTAGAGCTTTAAATGTTACTGTGAAAGGTTCACAGATGATATTTAAAATTCAATTTGCTGAAACAGACAACGGTAAGGAGTGGTTTTATTTATATGCTAATAAGTATATGAATGCAAGTTCTATAGGGTTTATACCTATTAAGTACAAGCCAAATGACCAAGGCGGTTATGACTTTACAGAATGGGAGTTATTAGAGTTATCCCTAGTTGCAGTGCCATGTAATCCTAACGCCATCCAAAGAGCTTTTGATGAAGGTAAAATATCAAAGGCTTTTTTTGATGAAATAAATAAAAATCAAGAGGAGGATATTGAAAATATGAAAGTAGAAGAAGTTCAAGCTTTAATTGATAAAGCAGTAGACAATAAAGTAAGTGACATAAAGAAAAATTACGAAACAGAAATAGCAGATAAAACAAAAGAAATTGAAACTCTATCATCAAAGATTAAAGATTTAGAGGGGCAATTAGAACAAAAGGCTGGTGCAACATTAAGTGCTAAGTCTAAAGAAACATTAAAAGGGATTTGTGAAGGCTTAAAGGCTCATGCAGATACATTAGAAAAGTTTGTAACTGGTGATGATTCTTCTAATGATAATCCAGATGATGATGAAAAAAAAGATTATAGTGAAGAAGATATTCAAAAAGCAGTTCAAGAAAAAATTGAAAAAGCTTTAAAGGGAGGTAAATAATAATGGCTAAAATGACACAAAAAGAATTTAATGACATTGTAAATAAGACAACTGAGGGGATATTAAATACTCCAGCTATGAAAGCAGTAATTAATAAGATTGATTTAAGCGGTGGAGTAGATCCTGACCATCCAAGTGGATCACCTGAAACAAAAGAAGTTAAAACAGTTAGATTCTTCAAAGCATTAATGACTGGAGATATGACTGTTGCAAAAGATTTAAGTGGAGGAATATCAGACCAAGGTGCCACATTACTTCCAGTTGAATTCAGAAATGATATTATAGACAGAGTAGTTAAGCAGCCTTTAGCATTAAGAAGTAGAGTTACAACAGTTCCAGTAGGATTTAGAAGTGGTACAGTCCCAACTGCTGATGGTGGCATTGTAATGGCATGGTCAGATAATGATTCCAAAACTGACAATAAACAAGATCCTAAGTTCAATAACTTAAGTTATAAAGTTCATAGACTTGATGGATATACTGCTTTATCTAAGGATATGATTTCAGATACTCCTGTTTCAGTTTATAATTTCTTATTAACTTTATATGCTGATGCATTTGTTAAAGCTGAAAATACTGCAATACTTTGTGGTGCTGGTGATACGTCAAATCAACCAGAAGGAATTAGAGCTAACACTGATATAAAAAGTATAGCAGTTAAAACCGCTGGTACTTTATCAATGGATGATTTAATAGCATTACCTTATGAGCTACCTTCAGTATATAGACAAGGTGCTATTTATATTGCAGGTACATCTGTAATTAAAGAAATGAGACTAATGAAAGATGCTCAAGGAAGATATTTATGGGCAGATAATAATAATGTTTCTGAGGGACAACTACCAACATTTAATGGATATCCTGTAGTTGAACTTGACGGAATACTTCCTGAAAATCTTGGAACTGGCCACAATGAAACAGAAGTTATATTTGGTAACTTCAAAAATTATTATTTATTTGACAGAGGAGAAATGAGTACAGAAATGAATACTACTTCAGATGCTGCTTTCTTCCAAAACAGAATACTTGTAAAAGTATCTAATAGATTAGATGGTAAATTAGCAGTTCCAAAATCATTTGTTAAACTTACTGGTGTTCCAACTGGAAAGGCAGCATCTTAATTTAAGACTATAGGTTAATTCTATGGTCTTTTATATTGGAGGTACAAATGGATAGAACAGTTAAATTTATAAGAAATCATTCCCCGTATTGCGCTGGGGATATAGCTGGTTTTGATGAAAAACAAGCTAATTGGCTTGAAAAAGCTGGAGTAGTAGAAAAGGCAAAGGAAGGTGGTAAAAATGCCACTAACAACAATAGAAAAGGTAAAAAGCTATCTACAGATACCACAAAGTAATACAAATGAAGATATATTTCTTCAAGATATAGTTGATTCAGTTCAAGAGCAAATAGAAAGCCATTGCAAGAGAAAATTTGATATAGATACTTATATGGAGACTCATCAATGTAAGCATAAATGTTTCCCTAAGAATACACCTTTAAAAGAAGTAAAAAGCATCATTAGAGATGATAATACTTTAGAATCTACTGACTATAAAATCAGAGGTAACTATATTGAATTTGCAAGTGATTTAAAAGGTTATACCATTGGTGGAAGTGTACTTTATGCTAGTGATTATGTTAGTGAAATAACTATAACTTATACTGCTGGATATGATGCTATTCCAAAAGATTTAAGTATGGCAGCAACAAAACTTGCAGTTATTGAGTATAAGGACAGTAGAGAAAACAGGATTGGCATAATACAAGAACGTGAAGGGGATGTTCAGTATACTTATGCAGATAAAAGTAAAAATGAAGTTAATATGCCATCAGACATAAAAAAAGTACTTGATAAATATGTACAGGTATCATTATGAGGCATGATGATATATGTGTAATAACAAGAAGTACAACAATTAAAGATCCTAAAACTCATATAGCTAAACCTCAAACTGTTAATTTAGAACCTTTTAATTGTAGATTAGGTAGAGCTAGTGGTAATTTAACTCAAGCTACACCACAGGGAGTATTTATTCAGCAGTTAAGGCTTTATATACCTAATACATTAGTTGATATTAAAAGTGGTGATATAGCTACTATAAATAACATTACAAAATACATTGTAGGTAATGTGTATAAACCGAATAGGCACCATATAGAGGTTGATGTTACTTATAAAGAGGAAGTGTAGTTATGGGATTTGAAGTTGAAGGATTAGAAGAATGGAAACAAAAATTATTAAAATTGTCAGATGAAGTTTTCCCAAAAGAAAAAGAGAGGGAACTCAGGAAATTAGGATTAATGGTTGAAAGAGAAATAAAACCTTTAATTCCTGTTGATACTGGGAGACTAAGGAATAGTATTAATACACAACTTATTGATAAAAATACTGCTGAGGTAGGAACAGATGTTGATTATGCAAAGTGGATTAATGATGGACATTTAGTATCACAAAGATTTCTTCCTGCTAAATATTTAGATACACCAGCAGGAAGAAAATTTTTAAAAGATGGTAATACAAAAGGTATAATGTTACATCCTCAATATATTTTAGGCAAACACTTCATGGAAAAAGGACTTCAAAATGCAGAACCTAAGACAAGAGCAGAGCTTGATGCATGGCTTGATGAAATGTTGAGAAAGTTAGGTGAATAGCCTATATGGAAGATGAATTAATAAATGCTATTGCAGCAATAATAGCTAGTAAATGTGAACACACAATTTTTATAGATGAGGTAGGAGAAGACTTTGAAAGGCCTTCTTTTTTTATTTACAGAATTAGTGATTTAGATACTGTTATGAACAGATGGACCTATAATACAAATTCTATAATCCAAATAGTTTATTTTAGTCCACTTGATGATCATAACAATATAGCTAGCACAGCAGACCAGACTAATACCATAAAGATTATAAAACATGCTTTCATGGCCAGTATGGGTGTAAAGTTTGGAGATAAATTTGCATATTTAGATAAAACAAATACAGATTACACAGGGGATAAAGATATATTCCTACAGCTGACATTTAATATTACAAATGGCACTAGAAAGGAATATGAAGAGGCTCAAAATACTCAAACAATGAATGAATTTAATTTCAAAGTAAAGGAGTGATGATTGATGGGAGCACCGTCAATAAACGTACTTTTTAAACAAACAGGAATTACTGCAATTAAACGTGGTGAACGTGGAATTGTGGCTTTATTATTAAAAGATACTGTACCAGCAACTAATCCAATAGTTATGAGTATAGTATCAGATATACCTGCAACATTAAGCGCTGAGAATAAAGAACAAATAACTTTAGCCTTTATGGGGTATGAAAAGCCACCATTGAAGGTTATTGCTTATGTTATTAAAGAAGATACTACAGATTATACAGAGGCGCAACATTATCTTGAGACTATTAAGTGGGATTATTTTGTTTTCCCAGAAATAGCAGATGGAGAGGTAACAACTTTTGCAACATGGATTAAGTCATTAAGGGATACCATAGATAAGAAAGTTAAAGCAGTTCTTCCCAATTGTACAGCAGACCATGAAGGCATAATTAATTCGTCAAATGCAAGGAATGTAGTTGGAACTACTATATATAATGCTAAACAATATTGTGCAAGAATGGCCGGAATATTTGCAGGTACACCACTTACTATTAGTGCAACATATGCACCTTTAAGTGAATTAACTGATTGTGACCATTTAACTAAATCTGAAATGGATACTGCAGTTGATGCTGGAAAACTTATTCTAATGAATGATGGTAAAAAAGTTAAGATAGTACGAGCTGTAAACAGCTTGATAACTACAACAGCAGATAAGGGGTCAATATTTAAGAAAATTAAAATAGTGGATATAATGGATCAAATACATGATGATATAAAATCAACTGTAAGTGATAGTTATATTGGAAAGGCACCAAATGATTATGATCATAAAGTTTTATTAATGAGTGCTATTGGTGGATACTTTGACCAACTAGAACTTGCAGGACTTTTAGATAAAGGGAAAAGTAGTGTGTATATAGATCTAGAATCTCAAGCGGCTTATTTAAAATCTGTTGGCACTGATACATCAACTATGAGTGAACAGGAAATTAAGGAAGCTAATACCGAAGATAAAGTTTTCATTGCTGCAAAAGTTAAAATCCTAGATGCAATGGAAGATATTAATTTAAATATAGCAGTTTAGGAGGTGTAAATAGTGGGAAGAACAGGAAATTATAATGAAGAAAAAACCATGTATGGTAATTTTGGAGCGGTTTTTATAGAAGATTCTCAAGTAAATGAAGCTACAGGGTTACAAGCTAAATGTAAAATAAATAAAGTAGAAGTTCCTATGTGCGGAACAATGTCCAAAAAGTACAAGCATGTAGGCTGGGATGGTTCAGGAACTTTAACAATGAATAAAGTTAGTACAAGAATGGGGTTACTTATTGCAGAGAATATGAAAGCTGGAAAAGAAACTGTTTGTACAATAATTAGTAAGATGAGCGACCCAGGAAATGGTGGAACTGAAAGAGTAAGACTTAATGGTGTTAAATTCGATGAATTAACATTAATTGATTGGTCTGCAGGTAAGCTAGGAACAGAATCAATTCCATTTACTTTTGAAGATTTTGATTACCTAGATACTATTGATCCAAGCACAATATAAAATATTAATTAAATTTTTAGGAGGAAATTATCATGAGCAATAAAATGGATTTGTTATTAAAGATAGATACAACTAAATTAGTTAGGCCTGAAAAGGAAGTTGAAATAACAAGACTTTCAGCTATAGTTGGGGAAAAGTTTACTATTACTTGTCATGGCCTTACAGCAACCGAGTTTAGTGAGTTACAAGAGAGTGTATCATTAAATACAGATGGTAATATAGATTTAGATAAAAATATTCAAGTACAAACTGTAATTAAAGGTGTCAGTGATCCGGAATTTACAAACCAACAGGTAATAGAACATTTTGGAGCAGTAAATGCAACCGAAGCAGTGAATAACATATTCTTACCAGGGGAGATTTCTTCTATTTACACTACAATTACTGAGTTGAGTGGATTTAGTAGGGATGCTGTAAAAGATGTAAAAAACTCATAAAAGCAGATGAGGAAGTTCACTTGATGTATGAACTTTGGAGGGATAAGCATATAACTCTCCCTTCGGAGTTCTGGAATGCATCTGCTGGAGACAAATTGGTACTAAAGGCGTTTCATGATTATGAGATTGAAGAAATGAATAAAACTAGAGCAGAATTCAAGAGGAACAAAACGCCTATTTTCCCAACAATTGTTGTATAATAATTATTGGGAGGGAGTTATATGTTTAAATTAATGGGAAAAATAGCGAATTTACTGTTACTACTTATAAAACTAATATGTATAGGCGGAATAACGATATTTTTGTTTTACGGTTTGTATCTAATCTTAAAAAAATAATTTATTTTAAGCATTCTAATTTATAGAGTGCTTTTATTATGTTCAAAAAGGAGGTGGGAAATTGGGAGAATTAAAGGCGGTCATTAATTTAGAAGACAATTTTTCAGCACAAATAAAGTCAGCTATTAGCAGTACCGATAGCTTTCAACAAGCAGTATTAAAAGCTAAAAAGGAAATCGAAAGTTTAAGTAGTCAAAGGTATGAAGCTACAATTAAGGCCAAAGATGAAGCAACTGAGCAAATATCTAAGACTAAAAAAGCTTTAAATGATTTTAAAACTAATGTAGCTATTATGATTGCGGCTAAAGATGTGGCAACAGAAAGCATACAAAGAATAAAAGGGCATGTAAGGCTCTTAGTTGATAAACCATACAGTCTGATTATAAATGCGATTGATAAAACAAAATCAGTTATTAGTAGTATTACAAGTAGCATTTTTAATCTTAAAACTTTAGCAGCAGGAATTGTATTTGGAGCTACAACTAAGGAAGGTTTTGATTGGACAATAAAAAATGCAATGGAAAATGAAAATTATCTAGCTACATTACAAACAGTGCTACATAGTGAAGATAAGGGAAAAGAAGCTTTGAAATGGTCTTATAAAGATGCTGCTTCCACACCTTTTGATGCAAAGCAAGTAGTAGCTGGTGTTACTCAGTTAGCGACAAGTGGATTAGATTATGAAAAATATTTAAATCCTTTAGGTGATGCAGCCGCTGCTATGAACAAACCTTTAGAACAGGCAATATTTGCTATGAGTAAATTGAAATCTGGACAACTTGGTATGGCAGTAGATATGTTTAGGGATTTTGGTATATCTAATCAAGACTGGACAAAAGCAGGTGCAACATTTGCTAAGAATGGTGAAATGACAGGCGTTTCACCTCAGCAGGCAGTAGATATGGTTACTAAAATTATTAATGACAAATATGGTGGATTGATGGAAAAAAAGAGCAGTACTGCAGATGGAATGCTTAGTAATATGGGAGATACTATAAGCAGTATGGGCAGAGGATTAGCTGGAATAGATGATGAAGGTGTAATGATGGAAGGCGGCTTATTTGATAATTTTAAGAAGCAACTTACAAATATCGCTCCATTATTAGACCAAATTAAAGGTTCCGATGCATTTAAAAAGCTTCAAACGGATGTAGGTAATCTAGCAACAGTAGGTGGAGACAAATTAACTGCATTTTTAGAAACTTTTAAAGATCCTGATAAAGTGGAGGAATATGAACAAAAATTTAAAGACTTTGTTGCTGGAGTAAAAGAGGGTGCAACAGCAGCCATTGAATTTGCTAAATCAATGACTGAATTGATGAAAGAATTGAAACCTGTAATTGACATGGTTGTAGCACATCCTAAATTATTTGCAGGTTTATTTCTTGGATTTGAAGGTGCTAAAGGTGGATTAAGTGTTATTAAAACTCTTAAAGATATAAAAAAAGAGGTAAGTCCTTTAATGACAGCAGCAAAAACTTTCGGCAAAGGTGCTAAGGGGGCAACAACTAGTGCTGGAAAAGTTCCAACATCTGCTGCTTCAAGTTTGGGTAAGAGTATAACCAATGGAATTAAAGGAATACCTAAGAGTCTTAGCAATGTTACGAATACAGTTAGGGTATGGGCTGGAACAATAGTAGCTGTAATAAAAAATAATATTGGTAAAGCATTTAGTAGCTTAGGCAAAACAGTGGCATCCGGAGTTAAATCGATTCCTAGTGCATTTAAGTCAGTAGTTAGTGGAATAAGTAGTGTAGCAGGTTCTATAGGAAGAGTTGTAGGTTCATTAGGTAAAACTATATTAAGTGGTCTTAAATCAATTCCTAGTGGATTTAAATCTATAATCAGTGTTGTTAAAACAGTTGCGAGTGTTGTCGGCCCAGCTATTGGAACAGTAGCTAAATTAATTGGTGGAACTTTAATGACAGTAGTAAGGGTGGCATCTGCTGGTATAGTAACTGCTATTAGAGCTGTAGTAACTGCAATGATTGCAAATCCAATAGGAGCAATAATAACTGCTATAGTTGCAGTTTGTGCATTATTATATGAAGCATGGGTAAATGACTGGGGAGGAATAAGAGAGAAAACACAAGTAGTCATAGATTATGTAAAAGAAAAAATAGCTGCAGTGCCAGAAGTATTTGCAAAAGTCAAAGAGAAAGTATTAGAATTTGTAGATTATTTAAAACAAAAGTGGGAAGACCTCAAGAATTTCTTTGCACATCCAATTGATGGAGCTATTAATATTGCTAAGAAGATAAAGGATAGTGTAACAGGTGAAGAAGACACAGGAAAGAATGCCTTAGGTACTGATTATTGGAAAGGTGGACTTACATGGGTAGGTGAAAATGGTCCTGAACTTTTGGACTTAAATAAAGGTTCTAAAGTTATACCAAATAGGCAATCCATGAATATGGTAAATGCTTTAGCAAATAATCCTGCTCAATTTACATCTATGCCTCATGATTTTTCAAAAACAGGAGAACAAATTCCAAAGTCGTTATCAAAAGGAATTCAAAAAACTTCTGATATAGCCCAAGATACAATGACAAAAATGTCTCAAGATGTTTTAAAAACTTTTGGCGATGGTATAACTGATAATGCAAAGTATGCTACAAAGTCTACAGATGATTTATCTACAGTCATACAAAGTATTTTTTCTATATTAGGTAAGAAATCAAATCCATTAGGTAGAAATGTAACTGACGGCTTAGGTCAAGGTATTCAAGACAGTAGTAGTAATGTAACTGATATGGCAAAAACTCTTACTGATAAGGTTATTCAGACATTCAAAGAAGGGTTTGATATTCACTCACCTTCAAGAGTTATGCATGAAATTGGTGGTCATGTAATGCAAGGATTTATGAATGGATTAAGTTCAAAAGATTTGAAAGCATTTGCAGACAAACAAATAAAAACAGTTACAGGAGCTTTTGGAACAGCAGTAAATGTTCCAGGAGGGGTAGCAGATTGGCTTACACAAGCACTTATTGCTACAGGTACACCTTTGAGTTGGTTGCCAGGTTTAGAGAAATTAGTTATGGCAGAAAGCGGAGGAGATCCTAATTCAGTAAATAGTCAAAGCGTTGGCGGAGAATATGCTACGGGATTATTACAAACATTACCGAGTACATTTAAAGAATATATGCAGAAGGGCATGAACAATATACAAAATCCAGTTGATAATGCAGCAGCAGCAATAAATTATATTAAATCTAGATATGGAGATGTATATAGTACACCATTGTTTCGAGGTGGACCATATGCAGGATATGAAAGTGGAACAACTTATGCAACTCCAGGTTATCATTGGGTAGGTGAAAAAGGCCCTGAGCTTATGAAATTTAATGGTGGAGAAGAAGTAATAAATCATAAAGATTCACAAAAGGGATTAGGAAGTAGGGCAATAAAAGTATTTGTAAAAATTTTAGGTAATGTCATTGGTAATGAAGAGTTTGCTGATGAAGTAGGAGAACGTATAGTAGATAAGGTAGTAACTGTATTAGATACTAATATGTAGGAGGGATAATGTGGAATATGATATTTATATAGGTAACAAAGATAAAACCAAAGTATACAAGCTTCCTATTATTCCAGAAAAACTTCCTGAATTGACTAAGGCAATACAAAATGAAGAGTTTGAGACTTGGTGGGATGGTAAATATAACTTTATCGAAAAGCCAGGTCTATTAGAGTTTTCATTAGACTGTTGGCTTCCAGCAAAAAATCATGATTATAATTTTGCAAAAAGCACTGTTAAAGCACCAGAAGTAATTCAATTATTAGAAAATGCTCGAGACAATGCAGAATGTATAACTATAGTGATAATTGGTAGTGATGGGTCTATATATGTAAGTGATAAATTTTCAATAGAGTCATTTAAATATAAAGTAAATTGGGAAGGTGATTATGAGTATTCATTATCCGTAAAAAAATATAGGGATGCAGATGCTGAAATTCCAGCTACAGTACAAAAAACAGGTTGGCTTCAAGATTCTACTGGCTGGTGGTATGTATATGATGCAAATAACAATTATTACAGAGATTGCTGGCAAAAAATAGATGGAGAATGGTATAGCTTTGATTTTCAGGGATATGCTAGACAAAATACATGGCTTCAAGATGGTGGTTATTGGTATTGGTTAAAAAAAGACTCTTGCAAAATGGCTAGGAATGAGTGGGTTTGGGTAGATGGAAAAAGTTATTACTTTGGCGATTTGGGTGGAATGTATGCAAATTGTTACACACCAGACGGATATTGGGTAGGAAGTGATGGAGCATGGATTCAATAAAAGTAGTAACTTCAAATGTTGATATATCTAATTTTAGTAACAACTACTCATGGACAAATGATACAGATACACTAGGAACTCAACTTACATTTGATTCAATAAAAAATATAGCGGATAGTGCTGTTGTAAGCTTATATTTCAATGGTGCTGAATACTTTAGGGGAGTAGTCGTTGATAAAGATACAAAAAGATGGACTTATAGTTATATTGTGCAAGATTATTCATTCTATTTTAAAAATGGTGTGGTAAAACAATTTAATGGTATGAGTGTAAGTGATGCTATTAAATCTTTAGCAAGTGAATGCTATTTAATACCTGATATTGTTGATATACCTACAGTAATAAATCATATTTATGTAGATGAAATAAGTAATATACTCGATGATTTACTAGACCAGGCAGAAAAGGATCAGGGCGTTAAATATTTTAAAGAAATAATAGCTAATAAGCTAATAGTTAAAAAGTTATCTGATATGGTAATTACTCCAAAAATAATACTACCTAAAGATATTACCATTCGTTCAAGCATAGAAGAAATGAAGAATAAGATAACTATTGTATCAGGCAGTGATGATAATGCTTCTATTATAGCCACAGCAGAGGACACTTCACAACAATGGTATTATGGAGTATTAAGTCATACAGAATCAGTTGATGAAACAGATTCAGCTAAGGCACAGAATATAGCAGATAATTTATTAAAAGAAAAAAATAAAATTTTCAAAAGTACAAGCTTTGATGTAACAGGAGTAAAAGATGCTGAAACTATCAGAGCTAATAGAATGATATATTTACATGCCGGATCTAGATTAAATGACTTTTACAAAATAAAAAGTGCTGCCCATACACTATCTAAAGGAGTTCATAAGGTAAATATAAGTTTGGAGTGGTAATGCATGAGTTATGATGTGAAATTAGCAAAAGAATTAAAGAAAAGAAATAATCCTAGACCATCAGAACCTTTACTTGGAGATGTTATTTCTGTGGAGCCTTTAAAAATTGCAATTATGAATAACCAAGTAATTTTAACAGATAGTTTATGTTATCTATGCAGCAACTTAGTGAGTAATTCAAAAGGTGCTGATTTTGTTTTAGATAGTGTAGCAGATCATGGAAGTGTATCTACTAATGGAACAATAACATATTCTGATATTTTAAAAGCTGGAGATAAAGTAATGTGTGTACCAACTGCAAATGGACAAAAGTACTTTATAGTAGATAAGATTCTTTAAGGAGGCGGTGATATATATGATTCCAACTCAAGATTCCAGTTTGAGTGAAAATACTGGAACTGAAAATAATATTGGACAAGGAATTATACTTTCATATAATTTTGAAACTGGAGAATTTAATATGAAAGATGGTAAGGTGATTGAATTAACTGGACTTGAAGGCTTAAAGATGTGGGTTCAAAAAGTGCTGAGAACTGAAAAACATAAATTCAAAATTTATACTAGTACAGATAGCACATATGCTTATGGAATTTCATTATTAGAATATATTAATTCAGACTTACCATATGACTTTATTAAAGCAGAAATTCAAAGAGAAATTACAGAAACACTACTAAATAATAAAGATATTACATCGATTATTGATTTTTCTTTTGAAAGAGTTGATGATGTATTAAATGTTTCATTCACTATTAATTCCGTATATGGAACAACAACGGAAGGGGTGAGTTTAAATGTCGTCAAGTGAAGCAATATTATCTGAAATGCTTGCAGATATAGATGATAAGTATGATAAAAGCAAAGGTTCATTTGTTTATGATGTGTTAAGCTCAGGTGCTAATAAATTTGCTCAATACGATGAATCCATCAATACAATGGTTGAAAGAAGATTTGCAACAACAGCAACAGGGAAGGACTTGCAATATGTAGTAGTGGACCATGGAGTAATACCTAAAACGTCTACTAAGGCAACTACAGTAGTTACTATAACAGGAATAGCTGGATCACCAGTACCCAAAGGTGAAAAAGTGGCAACAGATAGTATTAATTTTATATTTACTCAAGATAGAATAATACCAGATTCAAAAACAGTCGATGTTCCAGTTGAATGCGAAAAGTATGGCAATGTTGGGAATGTTCCAATTGGAGCTATTAAATACTTTCCCAAAACACTTGCAGGCCTTCAAACTGTAACTAATAAAGAAGAGGTAACGAATGGATATAATGCTGAAGAAGATCCAGAATTAAAAGAAAGATTCTTTGAAAAAGTTCAGGAACCAGCTACTAGTGGAAACGAAGCTGAGTATAAGGCTTGGGCAAAATCAATTACTGGTGTTTCAGATGCTAAAGTAATTCCTATTTGGGATAAAAGCAATGGTAAAAATGGTGCTGGAACAGTAAAAGTTATAATAATAAATTCTGATAAACGTGCAGCAGACCAAACATTAATTGACAGCGTAAAGACATATATAGAAGGTGTTAGGCCTGTTGGTGCTACAGTTACAGTAATAAGTGCTTTAGAATTATCAATCAATGTTAGTGCAACTTTGATATTAGCTCCTGGGCAGGTGTTAGATAATGTTAAAACTGTTGTTGAAACTAATATTACAAATTATTTAAAGACTATAGCTTTTAAACAGAGTTTTGTGAGCTTTGCTGCAATGTCTTCAATAATTTTCAATAGTCAAGGTGTTATAGACGTTAGCAACCTAAATCTTAATGGAGATGTTGCAAATGTACAAATTGAGAATGAACAAGTGGCTGTTTTAGGGAGTGTGTTAGTTTAATGGATAAAGAACAATTACTTTCAAATATGCCTGACTACTATGAAAATTCTGACTTGATGGCCAATATACTCAATGCATATGCAAAACAATTTGCAAAGCTAAAAGAAAAATATGATAAGGCTAATAATCAATTATCTTATCATACTGCAGATACAGACTTATACAGATTTGAAGAAGACTTTGGAATAATTACAGATTCTAATAGAACTTTAGAAGAAAGACGAGCTAAAATATTAGCAAAATTAAGAGGTCAAGGAACTGTAACTATAGCGGCTCTTAAGGCACTTGCAGAAAGCTATGTAAATCAAGCTGAAATAATTGAGCACAATTCAGATTATTCATTTGATGTAATATTAAAAACTAAAACAAGTTTAGAGAGATATATAGAAGATTTAATAAGTCAAATAGAAAGCAGCAAGCCCTGTCATTTGGACTATAAGCTTATAATTGATTACTTTACTATTTTAGTAATTCATATTAATTTTGCAAGATATGAGTCTGAAAAATTAACACCATGCGGAACGATTGATGTTTCAGGTAAGCCTAGGATTGCAACTGATGGTAGAAAATATGGTGATGCACTTATTGAAAAGATAAAAGAATATTTTTCAAATTCTCTTTTATTTGCTTCACCAGAAACTTATCCAAATGGATCCTTAGGAAAGAGCTTCAATGAAAAGATATCTGATTTTAAAAAATTCTATTTTTCAAAGACATTAGATGTTGCATCTGAAAATACAGTAATGCATTTTACTAATGGACTTAGGAAAAACGAAATAATTGCAGATAATATTTACAAGTATAGCTCTACTAAATTTGAAGTTACATCCGATAGCAAGTTTATTTATATGACAAATGGTTTAAGTATAAATGAGACTATAACAGATAAATATTCAGCTAATCTATCTGAAGCATTTAGAGTTGCAATAGGTACTGAAGGCTTAAGAGCAAATGAACAAATTATTGATAAGTGCTCAAGGTATTTATCAACTAATATATTACATTGTTCTAATGAAGTTTACTGTGGAGGAGGTGTATATTCATGATAAAACCAGATGGACTGAATTTAATTTACAATAGCATAACTTCAAATCTTTTAAAAGGTCAGGCACTTATAGATGGTCAATATAAAGATATTGAGATTCAAAAGACTGAGCTAACTTCAAACTCAGTTAAAGTCTTTCTATATTTAGATGAATCTTTCGTAGGTCAAATAACCAATTATAGACTTATAACTATAGCTGGAAAAGTCTTTTTAGAAAGAAGTGAGAATATTGCTAAGAATAATACAAAGGGATTATTGGTTCTCTTTGAAATTGTATTACAGGAGGGATAATAAATGGCTGATTATTCAAAAACTACATGGTATGACCAAGTAACAGACCAGAATGGAAATGTAATTCAAGCCGGAACACCATTGTCAGCAACTAATATGAATCGTATGGAATCAGGTATTGACCTTGCGGATAATGTTGTTGGTGTTATAGTTGCTGAAGCACTTCAAAAGATAAATGGAATAAATAAAGAGTTAGAAAAATGGCAAAAACAAAGATTACAACAAGGGGAAGTATATTTATATAATAAATATGTTATTAACGGTTGCGTTATTAGTAAAATGTCTAATAGTAGATATCTTCAAATTAGTTTAACTGGAACGTTTACTGCAGGTAATGTATCAAAGGTATCTGTAGATGGTAAATATGCCGGAATAGTAGATGAACAAATGATTGCTATGGTTCCAATGAATACTGATTCAATAACTGATATTTATTATTTGTATATTGACTATGATTCTGTACAAGGTAGATATAGAAGCTATTTAGCGGCTACTGTTCCAGATGGTAAGCTTACATTATACAAGATAACTGTACCTGCAAATGATACTGGTATGGATCTTACTTCGGTAACTTTGACTGATATGAGAAGAATAGAAGCGCTTAATACAATAAGGACTACAGAGCCATATGTATTAGTTAGCATACCAGGTTTTCCAATGTTAGATGCAGGAGATTATGATGTCAATGTAACTGTTGAATCAGCAAGTGATGTGATGTCAGTTGGAGAAATAATAGTATATGACAAGCAGGCAAATGGATTTAAACTAAAAATTACAGGTAGTGCTGATAATACTCAAATAAGATGGACTCTAATGAATCCAGATATTAAATAAGGAGGCTTAATATATTATGAAAATAAGTGAACAAAATGAAGGAAAAAAGATTAGCTATACTGTAACAGGTTCAACTATAGTTTTTGATGAAACTATAAGTGTTAATGTGGCAAGGTATCAAAAAGATCAGGAGAATGTTATAGATGTGTGTTTAGATTCAGATATGCAGCTAACAACAGGTTTAGGTAAATGGTATGTTGCAAATATTATTATTCCGCCAAGAACTTATAAAATGGTGGATACAGGAACTAAAGATGATAAAGATAATGAGATATTTGAAAGAGTGGCGGATTCGTTAAATATGGATGAAGTCACTCTTATTTTATGGACATTACCACAAAACTACGAAATGTTAACAGGAGGTGCTAATTAATATGGCATTTATTTATAGTGTAAAAGATACTTATAGAGCAGCAGTTGAGGCAGCAACAGGAGGAAAAAATACAGTTCTTTATGATGATCAAGGTAATCCATCAATCATGGTCGTAATACCAAAGTTCTATCTTGATGATGTTATAACTGGAGCTCCACATACAGTTCATCCAGCTTTTATTGTAAATGGTGTTGAGAAACCTTATATTTATATTTCAAAGTATCAAAATATAGTTCAAAATAGTAGAGCTTATTCATTACCAGGCCAAGATCCTGCAACATATGTTAATTTTGACCAAGCTCTTTCATATTGCTATGCTAAAGGTCAAGGTTGGCATCTAATGTCAAGAGCAGAATGGGCAGCAATAGCATTGTGGTGCAAGAAAAATGGATTTATGCCTCGTGGGAATAATAACTATGGATGTGATACATCAGCTTCATATGAAAAAGGAAGAGAAACTATGTTTGATAGTGGAGCTGGTAAAACAGGAAGGACTGCAACAGGAAGTGGTCCTGCAAGTTGGTCACATGATGGAACTCCAGATGGAATATATGATCTTAACGGAAACGTGTGGGAATGGAATTCTGGTATGAGATTAAATGCAGGCGAAATTCAAGTAATTCAAGATAACAATGCCGCAATATTAAATTCAGATCATAGTGCTACAAGTACATTATGGAAAGCTATAGCTTCAGCAGATGGTTCTCTAGTAGCTCCTGGAACTGCCGGAACTTTGAAGTTTGACAATAGTACTGCTGGTGATTCTACTCAAACAGATCATGATATAGCAGGTAATATTCAATTAAATAATACTATCGTTAATTCTATGTATACAACAGATCCTACTACAAACAATTATTATGCAAATAATTCATTAGCATTTGAAACATTAGCAGCTGCATCAGGTGTAACTGCACCAAATATAGTAAAAGCATTAGGTCTATTTCCTATTGATTCTTCATGTGGTGGAGATATTTTGTATGTAAGGAATTATGGGGAAAGACTTCCATTATCTGGTGGCCTTTGGAACTATGGTGCTTCCGCTGGCCTGTTCGCCCTCTTTTTGAATTTCTTTCGTACTTTTGGTAGCAACTTTGTGGGGTTCCGCGCGGCGTACGTCTTGTAATTCGGTCGCTGTGTTCTGATTGGGCTACGATAGTAGCCCTTTAAAAAATTTTGGATATCAAGAAATGATATATTATAACTAAAACAAAATTAAAATAACAAAATATGATAAAATTCTGAAATGGTGATATAAATGGCAACAGAAGAATTAATTATACTTCAAAAAACATATGACATGATAAATTATGGGTATCAAGCAATATCACAATTTCCAAAGAGTGAAAAATATGCTCTTGGAACAGATATGAAAAAATGTATGCATCAAATTTTGGAGTATACAATTGTGGCTCATAAAAAGTATTATAAAAAAACTACACTTCAAGAATTGGATGTTGAAGTAACAAAACTTAAAGCTTATACCAGATTGGCAAAAGACTTAGGTTTTCTTCCGTTCAAAAAGTATGAAGTTTGGTCAGGATATAATGTTGAAATAGGAAAAATGGTAGGTGGCTGGATTAAATCAGCTAAACAATAGATAAATTTATTTTGGGAATAGACCGTAACGTGGTGGCAATTGGAACAATGGTGCTTCCGCTGGCCTGTTCGCCCTCTTTTTGAATTTCTTTCGAACTTTTAGTAGCAACTTTGTGGGGTTCCGCGCGGCTCTACTCTCATGGTCAGCAGCTATAAGCTCATGGGCTTATTTCCAGTACAGAGAGACGTAAAGGGGTCTATTTCCATGCCGACAAGGCAAAAAATATATTAGTTATGGATGCCGATAGTAATCTTTTGATGAACTCCGCAAAACATAACAAATTTATGGAGTAACAAATGGCAAAGCAAATAAAAAATGTATATAAAAATTTATGTACTTATGAAAATCTATATGAAGCTTATTTGGAAGCAAGAAAAGGCAAGAGGTATAGGGATGAAGTTCTTGGATTTTCATTTAATCTTGAAGAAAATTTAATGGAAATAAGTGAAGAATTAAAATCAAATACTTATAAGGTTGGAGGATACAGAGAATTTTTTGTATATGAGCCAAAACAAAGATTAATAATGGCACTACCGTTTAAGGATAGAGTAATCCAGTGGGGAGTGTATCAACTGTTAAATCCTATTTTTGATAAAACTTATATTTATGATAGTTATGGATGTAGGAATGGTAAAGGTACTTTAAGAGCTGTTCAAAGGCTTCATTATTGGCTGAAACAAGTAGGGAAAAAAGATAAGCCTTTTTACTACTTGAAATTAGATGTTTCTAAGTATTATTATCGTGTAGATCATGAAGTTCTTATAGATATACTTAGGAGAAAAATTAAAGATGAAGAAATGCTGCAGTTACTTAAAACTATTATAACTTATGATGGAACTCTATTTGGTTTAAAACTTAATGGTGATATTAATAATCCTGAAGATAAGATCACTGGTAAAGGGATTCCTATAGGGAACCTTACATCTCAGATGTTTGCTAATTTATATTTGAATGAGCTTGATCAATATTGTAAGCGAACTTTAGGTATTCATTATTATGTTAGGTATATGGATGATATTATTGTTCTATCTGATGATAAGGCAAAGCTTCATGAGTATAAGAATTTAATTCAAACTTATTTAGAGGAAAAACTAAAGCTGAATTTAAATAATAAAACTGCATTAAGACCTATTACTTTAGGAATAGAATTTGTAGGCTATAGATTATGGCCAACTCATGTAAAGATAAGAAAATCTACAAGTATGAAAATGAAAAAAAGGCTTAAATATGTTAAAAAGCAATATGAAAGAGATTTGATTCCTTTGGATAAAGTAAATGCTACAGTGCAGAGTTATATGGGCATATTAAAACATTGCAATAGTTATTCGTTGCAAAGAACAGTCTTTAGTAATTATATACTTCGAAAAGAATAATATTTGATATAATATATCAAAATTAAATAGAGTGTTCAGGATTATGCTAGAATTTACTTATAAAAAATTATAGTTTTCTTAGAAAGCAGCTAAAACTCTATCAAAAGGTGATACATTGTATCGCTTTTTGATATTATATAACAAAATAAACACGAAAATACTTAGTAGCGATACAATTCCCTTGAAAATTGATATTGAGGGGATTGGTTGAATGGTAAAAATTCATTTATCGAAAATACTAGGTGAAAAAAGATGGACTCAAGCTGATTTGTCTAGAAAAACAGGCATAAGACCTAATACTATTTCAGAATTATATAATGAACTGGTAGATAGAGTGAGTTTAGAGCAATTAGATAGAATATGCGAAGTGCTAGAGTGTGATCTTAATGATTTATTAGAATATATACCAAATAAAAAGAGATGATGGAGAAGAGCCTAATTAAGTTTAGAGCTCTTTTTCTTATGTCTAATTTAAATTAGGGAGGTAGGTTATGAATGGTAAATGTATTTCTATCCCAAAAAACTTTGGAACAGATGAAGTTAATGAATTTAGAAAAAACTTAAATGATTTAATAAAGAAGGGTGAAAGAAATTTTGTTATAGATTTTAGAGAGAAATTGATTTAAGGAAGTGACATATGGAATTAATATTACAAACAGGATTATTAAGATTATTACCTAAACCTATAACTTACATGTTATTGTTTTACTTTGCATGTAAGTTTTTTGATTTTGCAAGTGGAATATTAAAGTGTTGCAAAAGTGGAGGTACTGGCTATAAGAGTTCAAAAATGCGTGATGGAATAATTACCTGGATTGGAGAATTAATTGCAATATTATTTGTTCTTGGCCTGGATCTGTTGTTAGGTTTAAATTTTATACTATGCGGGGCTACATTATCTCTTTTTATATTTAAAGAGGGTGGCAGTATATTAGAGAATTTAGCACAGTGTGGAGTAGAACTGCCGGATGCAGTAAAAGAAAGATTAGAAATATTTAATACTAAAAAAAATGATGAGTTACCAATAAATAAAGAGTAGTCAATGGCTGCTCTTTTAAATTACAAAAAATAAGAAAAGGTGGAATGTAAAATGAAAGAAATATTAATTAATCAAGTGGCTCCAGTAGCAGCTACAGCAGTAGTAGCAATTTTAGTAGCAATAATAAAATCTGTTGGAGATGTTGCTATTGATGTGTTGAAAAAGAAAAAAGAAGAAATAGAACAAAAGATTAAGGCTTCCGGGCATGAAGAGGAGCTAAACACAGCAAAGGAAGTGTGGAACATTATAGAAGAAAAATACAGGATTACAGAAAATGCAAGTCAAGTGTTAGAATCCAAGGCAGATGAATTTGATAAACTGTTACTTCAAAGAATACCTGGTCTATCTCAACAAAATTTATCTGATTTAAGACAAGCTATAGCAGGAGAAGTGAACAAAGGCAAAGCAGCTGTAACTCAAGATAATACAGCACAACAAATTGCAGATTTGAAACAAGCTAATGCTACTTTACAATCAGAAAATCTAAGTTTAAAATCTACAATTACTCAAATAAATAGTGCACTTCAACCAGTAGCAACAAATAATTCTGCAACTCAAAATGGTTCAATACAAGTTTAATTTTTAGAGTAGCCTAAGTGGTTACTCTTTACTCTTATTAAATTCAAGAAAGAAGGATGTTAAATGTATGATTTTTTAATAGCAGTAGGACATACTGCAAGTGGTAATGCAGGTTGTGGAGCAGTAGATAATTTAGATGAAAGTAACTGCACCAGACAGATAGCACCTTTAACAGTTAACTATTTAGAAAGCGCAGGGAAGAGTGTCGGATTGTTAAGAATCGATAGAGGAAATACTTATAATTGTGAAGATTGCTACACTAGAGCAGATCAAGCGAATAATTTAGGGGCTGAATGGTATGTTGAAATTCATTTGAATTCAGGTAAGGAGCATACTGGGGATGGTGCAGAAGTCTGCATTTGTTCTAGCAATCCTGAAGTGCAAGCTATGGCAGAGAGAGTATCTGAAAGTGTAGCCAATGCACTATCTATAGATAATAGAGGTGTAAAAAAAGAAAATCTTATAGTATTAAAGAGAACTTACATGAAAGCTATTTTAGTTGAGTGTATGTTCGTTGATGGTGATGATCCTAACAGATATAATGCAGATAATATAGCTAGAGCTATAGCGGAGGGATTATTAGGGGCTACTATTGAAGTAGACTGGAAGCAAGGTTGGAATCAAAGAGGTAACAGATGGTTCTATTGTACTGATGTTAATAATAAATACTACTATAGTTCAAGTTGGCAGTATATTGATACTTATTGGTACTTATTTGACTGTGATGGCTGGTGTGTTACTGGCTGGAAGGAATACAATGGTATATGGTACTATTTAGACCCAACATCTTGTCAAATGGCCACAGGTTGGAAACAAGTAGCTGGAGAGTGGTATTACTTTAATAGCAATGGAGCAATGCAAACAGGGTGGATAAAAGATGGCAATAAAGATTATTATCTTTACTCTGATGGTCCTATGGCACATGATTGTGATTTGTATGGATATAGATTTGTATCGGATGGATCTGCAATAAAAATAGAATAAAAAAATATTTCATATAAAAATAAATAATGCTATAATAACGTTATGTTCCGTAGTGATGGGCTACGGTGGTTGTACGTTTTCCCACCTTGGGCTATTAGACATAATAGTCTAAGGGGGTGGTATTGATATGTGGCTTTGTATAGTTCTATTAGCGTGTATATTTGCTATATTGACAGTTGTTATTGTAGCATTAAACCCCAAAAGCAAGAATTGTAAAATAAGTTTAAGTTTAATTAAATGGATTAATTTTGAATTAAACACAAATGAAAAAAGCACCCCATCTAACCAAGAATAAGTGCTTTTTCATTAAAACATATTTCTATATGTGAATTTCAATAGCCCTAAAACATAAAACGTTCTAGGTTAAGCTTAGTGTTACAGCACTAAGCTTTTCTTATTTATATTATATCAAATATTTAAAGAAAATAAACATTAATTTTATAAATAGTATAGCAAAAGATTTTATTAAGAATGGAATTAATTGATTGCATAGCCCTTTTTCAACGATATTTACAATGCAACCTAAAAGTGGTAATATATAATCAAACATATGTTTGGAGAATAAACATTCGCATTGGAGAGGGGAATTGTAATGTTAACTAAAAAGCAAGAGGAAATATTAAATATCATTAAAGTTTACATAGATAAAGAAAAAATATCGCCAACAGTAAGAGAAATATGTGAAATTGCTGGATTGACTTCAACTTCCACTATACAAGGATATATAAAGAGGTTGGAAAAACAAGGTTATATTTATAAATTAGATAATTGTCCAAGAAGTATAAGATTAAAATAATTAATTTGAGGTGTATGAGAATGAAAACAGGAGATAGAGTTAATGAATTAAAAGATGATTTGCAAGTTCTGTATAATCAATATGATGTTAGAGATAAGCGAATAAATGAATATATTGAATCATTAGGTCTTGAACCAGGATTAAAATTGCTTGAATATCCCAAAGGGCCTAGATATCATATTTCAGATTTTATTTGTAAAACTGATATTATAAGAATAAGTGGAGACATTTACGTGAAAGAAAAACAATTAGTAAATGCAGTAGAGGCGTATTTAAAATTAGAATGCTATGAATCTTATTTAAAAAATAATTTAGAAAAAGCATTTGAAAAAGCTAGAGAAGATGATGATTATAGATCAGGAATGTTGGAAATTATAGAAAGATTTATTTTTGAATAGTTTTAATTGTTTATATCCTGTAAATATATTACAATATTACTTGAGGTGGTATTGTATGGGGGTTAAAAATAAATTATTAGACATAAGATTAAGCTTAGGCTATAAAAAACAGATAGATTTTGCAGAGTTTTTAGATATTGGATCAAGCTACTATAGTAAATTAGAGAATAATAAGGCTACAATGACATTGGAAGTCCTTTTTAAAATAGCAAAAAAATTAAATATAGAAATAACTGATATAGTTTATTATGAAGATGATCCTCAATAATGAGGGTCTTTTTTTTTATGCATTTATTGAATAATAGGCACTTAAAATGAATAGAAATAAATTTTTTTGAATAATAGGCAATATTTTTGATTATGCTGCATACATATATAACATAAAGGCAAAGATGAAGCCCATAGGATACAAAATAATTGATATAGGAGGCATATATGGAGACTATAGGCACAGATTTTGGCAGTTGTAATCTTAAGACAAGCACAGGTATAATCGTACCTTCAAAAGTAACTAAATGTGATTCTAGCTTTTTTGGAGCTGAATACTTAGTAGAGATAGAAGGAGAATCTCATATTGTTGGAGAGGGAGAATACGATACAATTTTAGATAAAACTAAGAAAGAAAACTTTTTGCCAATGCTATGTTTAGCTTTAGGATTAAGCACACATGAGCAGGCTACTAGAGTAGTAGCTGGATTACCAATAGGTCAATATAAATCAAAGGAAAAAGAAAAACTTGAACAAATGCTACAGGATAATAAAATGCTTAATTTTAAGCTCAATGGTGTTGAGAGACAGATTATTATAGAAAATTCTGCAGTTACTGCAGAGGGAATAGCTACTTATTATTCATTACCTGTAGAATTAAGAAATGGACTAAGGAATAAAGATATTATACTTTTAGATATTGGAGGTCGAACAAGTGATATTGCTTTATTAAAGGCCGGAAAGAAAAGAAGAATTGATGAAAGTACAAGCTTAGAAGTTGGAATGATTAATATATATAAAGATGTGGTGAATAAAGTGAATTCAAAATATACCCTTGGATTAGATATTGAAGATGCAGAAAATATTTTAAAACATGGTTTAGAAGTTGATGGAGAAAAGCAGGATACAGAGTTTATAAAAGAGATCCTAATGAACAATATAAAGAAAGTATTTAAGGAATTGAATGTAAGTTATCCAGTAAGAACAGCTCCACTTTTAGTAACAGGTGGAGGAGGTGAAGCTTTCTTTAAAGCAATCAATAGAAGATATCCAACTGCAATCATGGCACCAAATCATATGTTTTCTAATGCAATAGGATACAAGAGGGTTGGTGAAAAACTATGGAGAGACTAAGAATACCTTTAGAGTTTAATAAGACCAAGAAAGAGGAAGTGGAATTATATAATAGGCTACAAAAACACTCAAATCCTGCAGCGTATATAAAGGATGTACTTTTAGGGCTTGTCCCAATTCCTGGTCAGCTTGTCCTATTACCTAATAAAGAAAATATTGAAATCAAAAGTACTGATGATGAAGATTTGATGGATTTCTAGTAAAAATGCACATAAAAATAGCCTAAATCCATGATAGGTAGACTTAGGCTAAATAACTTATAGCGTAACGAGTTACACTCTAAGTTTATGCGACTTGAAGTTGGAAATATTCCTATTTTATAAAAAAAGTTAAAAATAAACTGCACAACATGCGACTCCGTAGCAAATAGTATAACCTAATGCAATTGCAAATGGTATTGTCATATCAATCACCTCATTGAATTTTATTTATTTAGTATAACCATATTTTTATTGTTTATACATCTTAAGAAAGGGGAAATTTATGAAGGTAGTAATGAATCATACTCAATATTTAGAATGGAAGTATGGAAGTAAAACTACATTGGATATTAAATTGGAGAACTTAGGAATAGAGGATAGTAAGACATTTGAAAAGCAAATTGTTATTGGATTAGCAGTAGGATTATTTATAATTTATCATCCGTGCATAGTTTATGCAGCATCTGGAGATGGTATAGATCCTTTAGGTGAAAAATTTTTAGGTTATCTTAGAAAAGGTGGCAGGTGGGTTGCTATTATATGTGCAAGTATAGAAATTATAAGAAGTGGGATGAAGAAGGGGAGTAGTGCTTCAGAGATAGGGCAAATATTAATAAAATATTCTCTATTGTATGGAAGTTTATATATTATCACATGGATCTTTGATGAAATTGAAAGAGCATTAAGTTAAAAGGGGAGAGGGATATGTTAAAAGATTTTTGGGATTGGATATGTAAAAGTACAGTAACTCAAATAGCAAACAAGAGCTATTATCCTTGTTTAATAGTTGCTATTATAGCATTAATTTTATATGTAAGTGGGCAAAAGAAAGCTGGCAAGTATGTTCCCTTCAGTATAATAGTTTATTTTTTATTACAATGCTTTAAGGCGGCGGTCAAATGAAATCAATAGCACTAAGTAAGTACTTTGAAATAATTCATCCAGTTTATATATATCTTAAGATAATACCACATAAAAGTATTAGAAATTGTAATAGTAGTAATATTGCAAAATCCATGTCAGATACTTATAAAAGCATTCTTAAAAGAGTTCATAGGGAACAGAAAAAAATATTTATAGAAGCTGAATATAAAATTAGCTACATTATAGATATAACAAAAAATAATTCGAGTTTTTATTTTTTAGTTCCTACAGTATACAAAGATATTATATTAGAAAAAATAAATGAGATATGGAATAAAGCTACAATAGAAGAAGTTGCAGATATACCTAATTTTTCAGATAATAAAATTACTTATCAATTGGGATATAAAAAAGATGATGCATTAAGCTTAAAAGTTGATAAAAGAACTAATGAGCCTTTAAATCATGTATTAAATGTAGTAGATATTATGAAAGATGATGATAGGATAACTATAGCTTATAATTTTATGCCATGCAGCCAGTTTGGTTGGAGAGAAAAGTATGATACTATGCTAAAAAAGTTTGAAGATAAAAAGCCATTAGAAAAAAAGATTACATTTGATTATGCACTTAAATTGTTTTTAGGGTTTGTTGCAGGATCACTCGATTGTGTAATGTCAGTTATAAGTGATTTTCTAGGGAATTCTGATTATGATAAAGATAATTTATATAAAAAAATTATGATAGCATTTGAAGAAAAAGCAGTGCTGTCAAGCAGCACTACAACTAAAAAAAATTCTAATATTATAGCAACTCAAATAGCAATTATTTCAGATAGTACTGATAAAGTAAGAATGGCCAACAATGCACTTAGTGTATGTCAAAGTTATAATGTTCTAAGAGAGGATAATGAATTAGTATATAAAAAAACAAGAAAAAAATTTAATATACAGGATTACGATTATAAAATTGATACAAGCCTTTGCAGCGTAGATGAATGTAAGAATTTTTTACAGATACCAGGATATGAATTAATAAATCAATATAAAATGAGGTGTATAAAGGTGGAAGAGGTCAATATACCAGGAGAATTAAGAAAAGGATATATAGAATTAGGAAATGTTAAATATAGGGGCATGAATGCATTAGCATATATTGAGGATAGTTATGACAAAGGAAGTTTACCTTTAGTTTTAGTTGGTGCTCAGGGTTCAGGAAAATCTACATTTGGAGCTAATTATTATAGATTTGCGAATTTGAGAGAAGAGGGTGGAGTAGTAATTGACTTCATTAAAAACTGTGAATTATCAGATGAAATCATTAGCTATTTACCTGAAGATAAAGTTATTGTATTAGATCTTACAAAAGAAAGTGATATTCAAGGATTTGCTTTTAATGAACTAAATATTACTAGTGATATGGATACTTTCAAAAAGAGTGAATTAGCAAATTTACAAAGCCAGCAGATAGTAGAATTCGTAGATGCAGTTAATCCTGATCAGCCTTTGCAATCAAGAATGAGAAGATATTTAAGTTCAGCAGCTACCATAGTTTTTAGCACAGGAGAAAACTCTATAAAAGAGGTAATTAGATGTTTGGAAAGTCATAAGTGTAGGATGGATTACTTAAATAAGCTTAGTGAAAAAGATAAGGAATATTTAAATGAAGAAGTAGATGATATGGAAGCTCTTAATGAATACTCAAAGCCTACAAAAGATAATTCGGATGTTGAAGTAATAGGAACTAAAGAAAGCAAGATAGAAGGTATATTGGATAGAATATCACTCTTAAGAAGTGATTTTAAATTAAAATATATGTTTAATAAAGATGGTTCTAATAATATTAATTTTGTAGAAGAATTAGAAAAAGGGAAAGTAATAATAATTAAAATGAAACAAGATAGTTTTAAAAAACATGCTAAAAATGTTATAACTACTTTTCTATTAAGTAAAATATGGATTGCTACAGAAATAAGAGGTTCATTGCACAAAAGACCTAAACCAACACACATATTTATTGATGAAGTATTTCAAACTGAAACAGCAATGAAAATGTTGGCCCACGATGATATATTGCCACAGACACGTAAATTTGGCTGTAAATTTATATTTAGTTGCCAATATACAGAGCAAATTAATATATTGATGGATACACTAATAGGTGCTGGAGCTTCATTCATGTTTTTAACTGGAACTAGTGAAAAGGACTTTGATAAATTTAAAAATAAATTAGGCGATTTTGAGTTTGAAGATTTAAAGAACATGGAACAATACAGTAGCTTAAATTTAATATATTATTCAGGAGGATATTCTAGTTTTATATCAAAATTACCAGCTCCAATAAAATAATGAACCAGGGATTAATTTCCCTAGTTCATTTTTGTGGCTCAATTTAGGTTTATAGTATTTTCAATTCTTTAAGTTTATAATAATTTTCCCTAGTTAGTTCATATTTTCCTTTTTCCCAACAGGACCATGTATAAGGTGCAACATTAATTAATGAAGCTGCATCTTGTATATTTAGATTATTATCAGTTCTATAATTTACTAATATGGTACCAATTGATTCAAGTATCTCAAAATAAGGATCGTAAAAGTATTTAGTAGGAAGATTAAAATATATTGATAATTTTCTAGACATCTCTTTATTTGGATATATATTATGTATTTCTGAATTTGTAATATAATTTGCATATTTTATACCGATCCTTTTAGCAAGAGTAGCCTGCGATATATTTTCTTTTAATCTATGATATCTTAACCAATAGCTTATAGTTGTTGAATTTGAATTAGTATTTAATTTTGATACTTCATGATTTAATATATAAATTATATATTCTTTCCAAAAAGTCGCACTTTTATACACTAAGGTCGAGGTTTGTTAATGATAGAAAGGCTATAGTTAATAAGAAATTAAAAAATATGCCGCTAGAGGAATTAGTTAGAACTCAATATGAAAAATCTCTAAGTAAAGTCCCTCATCTTGATGGGGAGAGTAAGAGAGATTATAGGATGAGGGAAGTGTCATATTTAAATCTAAAATGGTTCATGGTTCAGCTTCTTACAAGAAAAGATAGGACTAGCATGTATAATGGACTAGAAGCAAGAGTTCCATTTGCCGACATTAGATTGGTTGATTATGCGTTCAACTTGCCAGCTGATGTAAAATTATATAAAGGCAGAGAAAAAGGATTATTAAGAGCAGCTTTTGAAGGAATATTGCCAAATGACATTATATACAGAAAGAAGAGTCCATATCCTAAGACACATAATCCAGTTTATACAGACATTGTATGTAAGATGATAACTGAGATTTTAGATAAGAAATCTTCACCAATTCATGAAATCATTGATGAAAAGGTAGTTAGAGAGATAATACTCACAAAAGGAGAATCATATAAAGCTCCATGGTATGGGCAGCTAATGACTGGACCACAATTGCTTGCTTTCTTGATTCAAGTAAATATTTGGCTTGAAGAATATAATGTTAATCTACTAATTTAATTTTTAATTCATAATGCACAATTATGGGTAAGCTACTTTGGAGTTTTAAAAATATATATCTAAAAATTTAATCTTTAATTGTGAATTGTGAATTGTGAATTATGAATTGTGAATTGTGAATTAAAAAAGTTCTGCCTTCCAGCAGAACTTTTTTCTAGATATATTTGAACTTTACAGATATTTCTTTAATTTCACCTTTTGAATTTTTTCTAATTGAAAATTGTTTTATGTCTTTAAAATCATTTTCTAATTGATAAGTTAATTCTGTAATAGTAGCTTTAGCTTTTTTAGTTAAACCACCATCTTCAATAATTTCAAATCTTGATTTTCTGCAAGTTGTTTCATCATTTTTATCATCAATAATTACATAATATTCAGGTGCTTCTTCTATGACCACATATTCCTTATTTAAAGTTAAAGTTGAACAAAGATCATTATCTATACATTTTAATATCAT